GACTCTGATAATACAGCCTTTTATTTAGATCCTAATGCCACAAGTACATCATTGAATGTAGCAGGTAGGATGGTTGGTACTGCGTGGACAACAACTGCTAGAAACTACTCTAATGAATGGATAGAATTCCCTAACCATAGTGGTTTATTTTCTCCCCTTAATGGCGCACACTTCTATCCTAATAATGCTACTTATGGATCTTGGAGAGTAGCTGGTTCAAGAAATGGATGGGGTGGTTTTGAGTTTGATGCTAGCAACGGTCAGGTTAGTTTAATGATTAGTCCTAGCTCCAATCAGTCAGGATTTCATAATAATAGTTATGGATGGCAGTTTTTTTGGAGCAGTGGTATATTATATGTTTATAAAAATGCATATGGTGGAGGAACGCAAGCTACTGTATTAGATAGTAGTAATGCTCCATACGCATGGAACATGAATCAGTATGTGAGAACATCAGATAGTGTAACATTTGCTACTTTATCAGTGAGTGGTGCAACCTATCTACCAAACAATGCTTTATTATCGATAAATGGCGAGTCGGATGTTTGGGGTGCAAGGTTTAGAACTACCACAAGTACAACTAACCTTGGTGCTCAATTAAAAAATATTATTTGGTGTGGAGGTGGAGCATTAGAAGGTTTCGCTGTTAAAGGAAATTACGGTGGTGCTCCCACTGCATTTGAAGTGAGAAATGATGGTATTGTTTGGGCATCTAGTTCATTCCGTGCTCCTATATTCTACGACTCAGATGACACCACATACTACGCAGACTTCGCTAATACAGGTACTTCAATTTTTACCGCAGGTATTATTAGATCTTCAGGGGTACAAGTAAAGGGAAGTTCAGGTGGTGGTCAGATTTATCCTACTATGTCTAATGGTGGGGTTAGTTTGTATGGTGGTAATAACTTTACCAATGGAGCCTACTTTACCGTAACAGGTGTTGACTACGCTTCATCTCCCGGAGCGGGTAGTGCGGAATTTGTAATTAGAAGTGCAGCATCTTCTAAGTTTGCATTGTTTAGTTATAACGGGTCTACTTGGACAGGAAGATATGGTTTATTCGGGTCAACTGGTAACGTGACTATCGGAGATGCTAATACTGATATTGGATATCGTCTATATGTTATCGGAGATATATATGCTACTGGAAATATCATTGCATATTCTGATAAGAGAGTAAAAACAAATATCAGAGAAATAGAAAATCCGCTGGATCGTGTGCTAAATTCTAGAGGTGTACTCTATGATCGTACTGACACCGATGATAAAAACCAAATCGGTTTCATCGCTCAAGAATTAGAAGAGCAGTTCCCTGAGTTAGTATCTACTAGTACAGATGGACGTAAGGGTGTTCTATATCCAAACATGGTAGCGGTTCTTTTAGAAGCTATGAAAGAGCAACAGAAACAAATTGATAAACTTAAAACCTTAATCAATGGCGCTTCCAAGTAGTGGTCCTCTATCAATGAGCCAAATAAGGACAGAGCTAGTAAACGGTGGTATTAGTGATAACATACCTGACACTGCTTACGGATTAAGAGCTTTAAGCGCAGCCGCTGGTAAGTCAACACCAGATGGAATGGATGAGTTTCTTGGGTATAATGCTGGCGGTGGCACTACTCGTACTGTTACTTGGAGTGTTAACATTCGTTCAGGAAATTGGGTCTCAAAACAATTCACAATAGAGGGTGGTGCAAATCTATATGTAAGCACTAGTAATGCGGGTAGCGGATCTTTTACAGTACCCAATATGTCTACATTGGATTTGTACGCATTTGCTCTTATTCAAAACGCAGCTTTTAACCAAGCCATGGCAGCTGTATTTATTAGGTTATATGATGGTATTCAAGCATTTCCATACGAGACAATAACCTCAAAAGAAAATTGTAGCAATATTGAGGTAGAGGCAATGGGCAGTTTAATTGTAGATCAGAATATTATTATAGAATTTTTAATTCAATCATGTTAAAACAAAACAAAATGGTACTTACAACAAAAGTAAACAGCATGCTGACTGCTAAGTCTGAAGATGGAATGACAGACGTAGTAAAAAGTGCAAGCTGGACAAGAACAGCTACAGAGGTAGTAGGTGAAGGTGAAGATGCAAAGACTTATATTGCTAGCTTCCCCGGCGTAACTCCTTTTAACACCCCCGATCCTGCATCTTTTACTCCTTACGAGGATATCACAGAAGAGCAAGTAATTGGCTGGGTTGATGCAAAAGTAGATATGCCTGCTATTGATGCAACCTTAACATCAAATGTAGAAAACCAAATTAATCCTCCAATAGTAGAGTTGCCTTTACCATGGGCGCCTCCAACTGAAAACAATTAATTATGAAGACAATTCAACCTGTAGGTATTTGGGTTAATGGACAGATAAAACAGGCTGGCATTCTAGACGCCTCTGCTGTAAAGGTAGAATTAGGGAGCTGGGCAAAGTTCCAATACTCTCTTATAGTGGAAGGAGAGGGTGCTGTGGTTACTGGTAATTTAATCATGAAAGATGCTGATTATCAGAACTGGGATCAGGACTCATTTGCTTGGGACTGGATCGCAGAGCAATTAAACCTAACCATCACCGGAGATTCACAAGAGTAATCTGTGAATTTCTATGGTGAAAAATTATCTATTATAGATAGCTACTATTGTAACTTTGTGCAAAATTGTAATCTATGTTAGATTTTAACCAAGCACTGAAGGGCTTAGATGGAACAGAAGTAAAGGATATGGACGGTACGTCCATTACCCTTGGTAAGCTTTTGTCTTCTCAGTTAGCTTCAGCAAACAAAGGAGATGCACTGAAAATGTTTACATGGGCACAGAAGATTTACAACGGTGATACGTTGGATCTTGACCCCAGTGATGAGTCTACTCTTAAAGACTTTATTAAGTCTAATGAGCAATTGACTGTTCTGGCTAAGGCTCAGTTATTAAGTGTATTGAAGTAATTAATCATGGCGAACAGTTTAGACAGGGTAAAGAGCTGGATCAGCCCTATGATTATCTCCGGATTTAGTGTGGTTTTATGGAGCCTACTACAGGAGATAAGAACGGATGTGAAATCTCTACTGCAGGCAGAGGCAGCTACAAATATTAAAATCGAGAATCTTGATAGAAGAGTAACCAGTCTTGAAGCCTTTATCGCCCAGAATAGACTGTTCGCTATTAAACCTGAAGAAATTGAAATACCTAGGCGTACTACTGCAAAACGTAACTAAGGGATGGAAGACATCTCTTATAGGATCTGTGATTATTATCGCGGCATTACTAAGCGTTTTCATTAAGGACGCAACTTGGGTAGACGCTGCAGTGGCTATCTCGATTGGCATTGGGCTACTGTTTGCCCCTGACGATGCCATCAAGAAAGCAAACCAATGAAGTGCTTGATAATCATACTGTTACTAGTTTCTTGCAATCCTGTTAAGCAGGTATTGAAAGATCAGGTTAAACTAGATGAGGTGGCTCAGGAGGTTATTAGAAGAGGGTATTGTGTTAATGATACAACAATTATCACTGCAACAAAGGATAGCGTAATTTATCGTGACTCCATTGTTGAGAAGGTAGAAAGAATACCTTGTAAAGATTTTGATACCACTATTGGTAGAGCTAGAATTTCTGTCAACTCGGGGGTGCTAAAATACAGCGCCAAAGATTCTGTAGTCTACAGAACTAAAACAGTTACAAATACGGTTAGGGATAGAGAGTACGAAAGAATACTCCTATATGATATACGCATGATTAAGGATACCTTATCTATGGAGCGTGCAGATGCCGCTATTATCAAATCCGAGTTTAAGGCATACAAGATTGATGCAAGAATTGACCGGGTAAAATTGTGGCTTATCATTATAGCCCTTGTGATCTTTACATTCAGAAAACAAATTTTTTCAGCATGGCGCTTTTTCGTGTAATGGCAGCAAAGGATGGTAAGCACGCTTGGGAAGCAACGGGTGTGAACCCTAAGACGGATCGGGAGATTACGTTAAAAGGCGGCGAGTCTAAGCATCGTGGCAAGTGGGGTACACAAGGTGGTAAGAGTAAGGGCCAAGTTAAAAGCTTCTTTGCTAGACACAAAAAGAATGACAGTCCTAAAGCCTATATCAATATGTTGAACTGGAAGTACGGATCTCGCATAGGCAAATCTGTGAATATCCCCAATAGTAAGTTTTAATGAATATAAACGACGTCCATAATACAATACTCTATTTTCTTAACAAGGAGCAGAATGGTTTTGTAACACACGAAGAGATCGATCTCGTGTTGGACAAAAGCCAGATGGTATTATTCAATCAATATCACAACAACCCTAAGCAGGTTGCAAACTCTGCTAAGTACGGAGAGTCTCAGCGTATGGACGATGCGCTTAGCCCTTTTAAACAGCGCTATACTTTCACATCAATCGCTACCCCTTCCGGTATAATCACACTTCCTAATGACTACATGCACCTGATCTCATTATATACAACTGTATATAATAACACACTTCAGAGAAATGTGTACTCAGCTGTGCAGGTGTTAAACGAAGAGGAGTTGATCGAGCGCCTAGAGTCTCAGGTTCTCCCTGTTACTCCAGATGACCCGATTGCTATTATGAATAGCCAAAACAGAATACAGCTATTCCCTGAATCACCAGCTACTGGCGGTGTATATTATTTTAAAAGACCTGCGGTTCCCGTGTTTAGTTATACTCAATCCGGAAGAACTGTTACATACAACCCTGCTACTTCAACTCAGCTTGAGTGGAGGGATATGGATATTATGAACGTGATTGTAATTGCACTCTCTTACTATGGCTTGAATATGAGTAGTGAGATGGTTATGCAGTTTGCTTTAAATAGGGAGGTACAAGGACAATGACAACAATCTACTCCATAAGTGAACAGATACAGCGCTTGCTCAATGGTAACCCTACCATCTCTGATAGGGTAACACTGAAGGAAATTAAGCGTCTTGTTGTTCAGGTGGCTAACCAAGTTCTGAAGGCGGATCTATTTGCCGTGAATTTTTCGGAAGGCGATACCATACCTAATAACTGTATGGTGTTTACCTATGACAACGTAGTTGTTACTACATATAAAACTACTCTCAGTAAGGCAACACTACCTGCTATTCCCATCAGCTTACCTAAGAACATGGGTGTGCTACATGTGTCAAAGATTAATGCAATTGATGAACCTTTCATTCCTATTCCTACAAGTATGTATGGAATCATTAAACCTCAGGATCTTCTTGGGCAACTCTCTGGATTGATATCTTACGAGGTAGTTGGAAAGGATATTATTTTTAATACAAACCTGCCTGCGCAGAATGTGAACAGTGTTTACATCAGACTAGTAGGTCCAAGTTTAAATGCATTATCAGATTACGACATCTTCCCGGTGTCTTCTGATATGGAAGCCCAGATTATTCAAACTGTATATAACCTAATTGTTCAGCTTCCACCGGCGGATCGGGACATTGATAAAAGGAACTAAGCATGCAAGTAACAACGCTAGATAAAATAGTAAGGGGTTCGCTCGCAGATCGGGGGTATACCATGCATTGGTACCTACAATTCATGACATACGCTGTGAGCTGTCTTCGTGAATTAAATTTTGATGTACTTCAAAATATAAAGAGTGTACGCCTGCCTATCAATTCTTATAAGGCTGCAACACTCCCAGTTGACTTTGTTGATTATGTCCGCGTTGGGAACGAACTAGGACAATACCTATACCCTTGGGGTGAGAAGAGGGATTCTTTTAACCGCCTTAATAAATTCGACTCCAATGGTAACAAAATACCTTATTCAGACGTCGAAGCAACAAACGGTCTTTTACCTAATAACTGGGAAGGATTCTGGTACACAAACTACGTTAATGACAAGGGAGAGCATCTTGGACGTATTTTCAATAATATCCCGGGCTTTAGAGAGTCCTTTGTTATCCTCAGAGAACGCAACGAAATACAATTAGACGTAAGCTACAAAGGTCAGTTTATTGTAATGGATTACATAACTGATGGTATGTCGCTGACAGCTGCTAATGCTGTACATCCATATGCGATCGAGACGATCAAGGCATATATTATTTGGAAGATGATTTCACATGGTCGTCAGTATAATCTTGGTGAGAAGCAACTTGCTAAAGATGAGTACTACAACCAGCTTAGAATATTAAGGGCTAGGATGAATGGAGTGGATACACTTGACATCCGTCGTAGCCTACAGGCTTCTTATGGACCTGTGATAAAGAACTAATATGCCCGTAACTAAGAAAACATTTCTAGGCGGCGTCAATCAAGACGATGCCGATTTCCTCTTGGACCCTAAGGAATACCTTGGAGCCCTAAATATCCGATTTGCTACATCAGAAGGTGGCGAGGTCGGGAGAATTACTAACATTGAAGGGACGGTAATAAAGAATACAACTATCAATTCTTCAGGGAATACACTGTCATTTGTTTTACCTAGCGGTATTAATAGAACCATAGGCGCTTATGAAGATACAGATAGCCGCCGCATGTTCTGGTTTAATTGGAACTCTAACGGCAACCATGGCATTTACTGTTATGATTCTGACGACGATCTGATCTATACTGTATTAAAGAATACAATACTTGACTTCCAGTCTGACAAGTTTATCCATAGCGTATCTATGGCGGATAGTCTTTTGTATTGGACTGATAACTATAACGAACCTAGAAGAATTAATGTAGACGCGGCGATTAAAATGAATCATCCGTCTTACAACTATTCTAGCTCATATATACCATTTACTGTTAAGGTCACTACAGCTGGATCTGGTTATGTGAATGGAACATATAATAATGTTCCACTTACAGGTGGGTCAGGCGCAGGCGCCACTGCTACTATTGTTGTGTCTGGTGGTGCTATTACATCTGCGACTATCGTGTTTGGTGGATCTGACTACTTACTAAATGATACGCTAAGCGCAAGTAATGTTAACTTAGGTGGTACAGGATCTGGTCTTGTTCTAACCATTAATATGGTCCTCAACAATTCTGTTTTGACTGTAATTAGAAACCAGCCTTGGGCACCACTAACTGTGGCTAAGTCACAGACTGTTGGGCAGACTAACAACTTTATAGCAGACGAATCATTCCAATTTTCCTACCGTTTTGTATACAGGGATAACGAGGTGAGTACATTCTCTCCCCTTTCTAAACTTATTGACTACAACTCTATACTAGAGAATATAGCAAATCTTAATACCGTAGATATTGCCATGCCTCTTGATCAGAAGATCGAGCTTGATGTAATCAAGGTTGAGTTTGCTGTAAAGTATATGACTGGTGGTGCTGTTCTTGTGTTTAAGACCATCGAAGATCTATCTTCACTTACCGCACACAACGCAGGTACTGCTATTACGTTTAAGTTCTACAACGATACAATTGGCGTAGCGGTTGACGGTGCTAGTGCTGTGAAACCATACGACTCTGTTCCTCTTAAGGCAAAGACCTTGGAGATTGCAAAAAACAGATTGTTCTTGGGTAATCTTACTGATGGATACGATACACCTAAGACCACTTCACTCAGCATTGGAAATGCTATTGCTGATACTGCTGTTGTCAAGGGTGGTTGGTATATGCTGGTGTATAGAAAGTTTGGCGTAACAAATATTAACTACATCTTAAGGGTTGATAATATTACTTCGAACGCTGGCTACTATCAAACAAACCCGGTTACCCTTGGTACACCTCTACCCTCTACTGTAAATTACGGTAGCATGGTGTACATGGGAATTGGATTAAGTGGTATTTCCATATATCTTAATGTTGTTATGCCAGATATATACCAGCTGTACTACCTAAATCAGGACGCGACTATCACTCAGAGTAGTGGCCTACCTATAGGTACTGGCCTAGTTGGGTCTACTGTATTTAAGTCAGACTCCTATTATAGAGCTGGCGTAGTATTCTTTGACGGGGCTGGACGTAAGTCTGGTGTTGTTTCAAAAGATAACATTCGTGTTAGTATCCCTGATCGGGATTATAACGGTACTACTTTCTATACTGGTGTAAACTGGAGTTTGAATAATATTTCTGCAGTTTCAGAAATTCCTAACTGGGCAACACACTACGCTGTTGTTAGGACTAAATGTCTGCGTGCTAGCCTGTTCTTCCAGATGCGTGCTGACTCTATTCACTACATTCCTAAAAATGATGATGGTACCTATGGCGCCGTAAAGCATTTCTATGCTAGTAACGACTTTGGGGTGGCAATCAATGTGAAGAGTTTATTTAGTGCTGGTCTTGGTTATAGCTTTAACGCTGGAGATATTCTTAAGCTATACATATCAGGAGTAGGTATATACAGCCTAAAGATTAAAGACACTTATGGTAGTTATATTATTACTGAGCTGGTTAATCTGGGTAACACATCCTCCCTTGTGGCTTTGTATGAGGTATACACTTCTTATATTCCAAGTACTACTGAATACTTTTATGAAGTCGGTCAGATTTATAAAGTAAACAATCAGGGTACCCCGAGTCGCCAGTACAGTAATGTAGCTGGAACCTTTACAGGTGACGTTACACTAGTACAAAGGACTATCGGAGTTAGTACATTCTTAGCAGAGGCGATGAGCCCTATTGATAAATACTGGCAGAACTGGTACACAGATGCTGGGCGTGTTAATATTGAAGTAGAAGATGGTCAGCGCGAGAAGCCTGTTACAATAAGTTACTCTAATGTGATCATCCCGGGTACTAGATCTAATGGTCTAAGTTCATTTGATGTTCTTGATTTTACCACGGTTCCTCAGGAGCTTGGGGGTATAAGCAGACTTGTCTTCACATCAAAAGTACAATCAGAGGGCACAGTTCTTCTTGGTATTGGAGAAGGCGAGACAGCAAGTATATATATTGGAGAAACACAAGTATTCGACAACACTGGGTCTTCGTTCCTTGCTAAGAGCACAGGTGTTATTGGTAATGTGAATGTATTAAAAGGATCGAAAGGAACCATACATCCAGAAAGCGCTTTTGAGTGGGAAGGATCTGTAATATTCTTTGATGCTAATCACGGTGCTTGGGTTAGATATGACGGTAATGGACTATATCCAATATCAGACAATAAAATGATCCGCTACTTCAGAAGAGTAGGTCAGGATATATCTAACTACTACAAGAATCCTTCTGAATATAATTTAATAAATCCTAACCTTCCATTACGTGTACTTGGAGCAGTTGATCCCTTCCATGACGAATATATTTTATCAATGCCTAGAATGTTCTTGAATCCCAAGAATAGTATTCTGGCTGATATGGAACTTGCTAGTATTACTACAGCATTTACAACAGTAGCTCCTCAGTTAACTGCAACTCCAAACACACTTTCTGGATTTACTTACGTGTTAAACTCTGGTCCTTCTACTTCTCAGTCGTTCACTATATCCGGAACAAACTTAATACCCAACGGAACGGTAAGCGTACCATGCTCATCTTCTTTTGAGGTATCTACAGATAACATAACATTCTCATGTCTTGCAACCCTACCATACACAGGGTCTGGAACCTTTGCAATCAATACGATATATGTTCGTATGAAAGCCGGAAAAGCTACAGCAAGTTATAATGAAATACTAACAATCACCGGTGGTGGCGCATCTACTACGGTATCTGTTCAAGGGTCTGTAACTCAGCCTTCAACTCCGACTATCATCATAAATCCTAATGTGATGGGCGGACTTTCTTATGTAATTAACAACGGTCCTTCAATAAGTGTGGGTGTTGCAGTAACTGGTTACAACCTAAGCCCAGCTAGTGGTAACGTATCAATACCGACTTCTTCGTTCTTTGAGTTCTCTCTTGATGGTACTACATATTCTACCAGCTTAACCTTACCATATACAGGTGGCGCTCTTGCTAATACCAATGTTATAGTAAGATTAAAGGCTGGACAGTCTATCTCTAGCTACACTGAGGTACTTAACGTAACAGGTGGAAGTGCGTCTGCTAGTTTGACTTTATCTGGTAATGTAACCGATATTATGCCAGCCGCGTATGTATATGATGCGGGAGTTGGTATGAGCGTGTCGCAGGCTTGTAACACATATGTAAGTAGCCCGCAGAGTGTATACTCAATGGACGATCCGTCACAGTTCGGAGTTGGATCTCAGATATTCATTGACCTAGCCCTTACATCTCCGTTGACGGGATACACTCACATTTTCATTAATGGATCTAACTGGGATCTTAACCCTTCTAACGGTGTAGTTATTGCTTACTCTTCAATTCAGTGCTAATGCCCTTTATATCTACCATAACAGTAAATATCACCCCTGACAAAACATACAAGATTACCGCGCCGGCTAACGTCGATGTGTTCTATTCTGGTGTTAAGGTATGGGGTGGTGGCGCCAATAACTACTTTATAGCAAACGATACAAATACGTTTATTGTGCAGTCGGCTAGCACAGTTACTGGTAGTGTCGTGTTAACGGAGATTCTTACTAACTTCTATGAGGCTTATGACGGAGCTGGTGGTACTTGGGTTTACCCCCAGAGGCTAGACAAATGGACTGGTAAGTATAGCTTCCGCCCAGAGTGGATGAGCATGGTTGCAAATAGGATTGTTTCATTTAAGGAAGGTATGCCCAATATACATAATGGCACCTTTAACACCTTCTATGGTAAGGTTTATGACAGCGCCATTGCTGCAGTACATAATGAGGATGGTAATACAGTAAAAGTATATAATAATGTGGCTGTAGAAGGGGAGATCCCGGGCAGGATGCATTTCAGAACAGAGGTTCCTAACGTCCAGAGTTCTGACTTAGTTACCAATGAGTTCGTGGTTCGTGAGGGTGTTAATTATTCTGACATTCTACGTGACCGCATGAGCCCCAATTCTTCAGGCACCTTCGATCAAAAGCTTATGAAAGGCGACAAGGTTCGGGGTGAGGTTTGTAAATTCCTTTACCTTCTGAATCAGCCAACCACTCGTAAGAGTATTAAGTTCCTATCTATCGGTTACACTCCTTCCACAGGCCAGAGCGTATAATTTCACCCCCTATTTATCAGAGGGTTTAGTATTTCATATTCGAATTTTGCTAAAACTAAATTTTAGTTTATGGGACCATTTGCAGCAGTGGGTTTAGGCTTACAAGGTTTGGGTAGCGTTTTCGGGGCTATTCAGGGCGCAAAGATGCTTAAAGAAGCCAAGAAGATTAAACCCTTCTATGAGAAATATAAGACTAGTAATGCCGCCAAGGATATGCTTGGTATGGCACAGACTCGTCTTAATGCAATAAACCCTATGAAGGCGGCTGGTCAAAGACAAGTACAAACATCTCAGGCTAATGCAATGTCTGGGGTAAACAGAAACGTAACAGACTCAAGCCAAGCTTTGGCTATGGTAGCTGGACTACAAGGTCAGGCTGATCAATCTATGTTTAATAGAGATATGCAGGATGCTGCGTTTCAACAACAGAACATGGCTAACCTGATGAACGCACAGAATGTAATGATTGGTGAGGACAGAATGAAGTATCAGGACATGATGAATAAATACATGGTAGATCTAAACCAAAAGAATAACTTAAGATTTGCTGGTCAGCAAAATGTTTTAGGAGCTGTTCAAAACCTAGCAGGATCACTATTTGGTGCACAACGACTAGCTAATGACTCAGCAGGTAATGTAGCAAATGGTGGAGCTGGTGCTGGTTTCGCAGCTGGTACTAAGTAATAAATAAAATGATAAGACCACTCGAATATAGTAATGCGCCTCTTCAGATGCTATCATCTCTTGCAGATGGTATCAAGCAGGAAAAACTTCTTGCAGAAAGAAGGTATCAAGAGGAATTTGATCAGGGCTTAAAGCTAGCTCAGATGATTAGCCCAGAAGTTTTAAATAAGAACTTCGATGCTCAAGTTGTTAATGAAGGTATTGGTGCTGTTAGAAATAATCTTCGTGAGTTTATAAAGAATAATCCAAACGCAGGGCTAGGGCAAATTCAGAGTCAAGTTCAAAAACAAATAGGTACTATATCTGATTGGAGTACTAAAGTAAAGACTATTAAGTATAATCTAGAGGAAACATTCAAGCAGATCCCTCAGGATAAGAAAGTAAACAAAGATCGCTGGATGAACGCAGCTCTAACTAAGGCGTTATATAAAACCAATCCAGATGGCACTAGGACATTTAGAAATTCACAAGAGCTTGACCCTTCATTTGACTATTCAACTGATGTATGGAATACAAGCGGTGAAGCCTTTATAGATATACCGGGTGTTAGTGGCGAGATTGATAATAAAATTAAAAATTCATCTACTAATACAGAGACTGTAAAAGTTTCAGTTGGCGCTACTAAAAATAAGCCCGGCTACACTAAGATGGAAAGCTTAAAGATTCCAACGTGGGCGAGATGGAATGAGTCTGAGAATAGGGTTACTGTATTAAAAGACGCTAATGGTGTGATTGACCAAGATGTATATAATCAATTTACTGGAGGATCTAATTCGGAGTATGACAAGTTTGCAAATATTAAAGTAAAGTCAGCATTTGCATCTGGTCAAACTCTTGGTGGGGTCAAAGCGGAAGATGTGTTTGAGAAAGATGGATCAATCAAAGATCCTACAAAATTTGAGACAGCAAAGAAAGCGTGGTTGACAGGATACCTAGAGAAGTTTGTTCCTAAAACATCCAATGAGACTACATCAACACAGCCAGCCAGAATGGAGGTTTTAATTAATAATAGCACTACCGGAAACGATGACAATGTAATGATTGATGTGGTTAAAAACATCAAGAGCTACATGCAGAACAATCCTAGAAAAAAAGGCATGAACTGGTACCCGGTTACAGCATTTGATGACGTTTCTCAGGATGTAATTATAAGTGAAGCTCGTAGAAAAACAGGATTAAATAGTCTTGGTCTTGCAGAGCTACAGGTTCAGGATTTTAACGGGGTCCCTTATATTGTACCATCGAAAGATATTACTGATCCAAACGATCCTACTGTTGTTAAGTATAAAGCTGGCCAACCACTTACCCCATTGAGTACAAAGGCTAATATGTCTGCCAATAAATCATTAGGGACTAGAGCTATCAGAGCGGTAGTGACGCGTGATAATAAACGGGATGGAGCTTCGGAATTATAATAAATAAAACATGATTGAACAATTGCAACCACAAGATCCTCCATATAGGAAAAGGGTATTTGATCTTTTAGCTGGAAATTTTGATGACTTCAAAACAAGTGAGCAAGACTTCTACAAAAAACTAGATACAGATCCTGCCTATACAGATAAGGTGTTTGAAGTTCTCAGTTCAAACTTTTACGATTTCAAACGCCCTAAGCAGGAGTTTGTTTCAATGCTCGTTGAAAAAAAAAATCCAGTCGAAACTACTACTCCGGATTATACATCAAAGCCTGCGCTTTATGCTCCAAGATCTGTCGCTACTTCCCAATCAAAATCACCATCACCTTCGGGCCTCACCTATAACGACATCGAGGCTGTACTAGTAAAGAGTAATGACTTAAGAAAGAAGGTAGAGAATAACGATAAACTTGCCCTTAAAGCTCAGGAAATGGGCTGGGGTGAAAGTTGGAAGAATCAAGTAAAGCAAGATAAGTCTGCGTACGACGCTGCGCAATTGGAAAAGAATAGTGTGCTTCAGCAGTATGGTACACAGGTTTCTCGCCCTGTAGATATCCTCATTGAGAACGGCGACTATAAGAAGTTCTTTAATGAGGATGATGTATTTGATGAAGGTAAAGCTGTTGCATATTTTCAGAAAGTATCAGAGAAGTACGGTGGCGGCTCCTACCTACAGAATCAGTGGGTAGTTAATTTAAAGAGTAAAGCACAACTTGAGATGGATAAGCCAAGGTTTAATGCGCTTGTCAGTGAGGAGATGAAGAAGAGCGGGATTAAACCTGAAGATGTTAACATTGAAGAAGCCGGCAAGAAACTATTCGATAAACTTACACAAGATAAAAGAGCTACAGCAGAAAGCCTAGTAAAAGAAAGAGACGCTGAAGCTTCAAGGATGTTTATAACTGCAGATAATAAAGCTAAAGAGGCTGCAACGGTATTTGACCAACAGGCTACAGCTCTTAATGAGCAGATCAAAGCTGGAACTATTACATACGAAAATGCAGTAGAGCAGTACGATCAACTTAAAAAACAATACGACCTAGTTATTAAAGGTCTTGACAACGGATACAAAGAAGCGATCCGTAAAGTGAATATCAAATTTAACGGTAAGTTTAATCGCATTGAAGACGAGATCAGACAAATCGGATCTACAATTGATGGTGATAAGGCATTTGAATCCCTGCCGCCTGATGTGAAAAAGAAATTTCAGCAGGTTTATATAAACGCAAGTACACGCTTATCTGATGAAAAGAATGCAAAAGCAAAAGAGAAAGATAAGAATGCATCGTTCTTACCTACTGGTCTAAATATTTTCGGTAAGGGTATTGTTTCTGGATTGAATCAAGGTCTTGCAAATATTGGTGAGTATTTGAATATGCAGGGATACAGTGGCGGGTTGGTCAATTCACTTCGTGGAAGGGCTACTGCAGCTGAATCATTTGCGCCTGCACAATATAAATGGAATAAGGATGAGTGGTTAAAGAGAGCTTTAGCTTCCACGTCCACATCTATTGGCGCATCTGCTCCTATCTTACTACCTACTATTGGTGCATTAGTTGCTACTGGTGGTGGTGCTGCAGGTGTAGTTGGTGCTGGTCTTGGTTCATTTGCTGGAGAAAGCGCACAGCTCGGGGGAGAACAGTTTAAGCAGTCACTAACTCAGACAGGAGATGTAGAAGAAGCATCTAAGAAATCTGAGCAGATGATGCGTGGCAACATGATCACTATGCCACTATACTTTATTGGTGGTATGGGGGATGCTATGATTGCTACTGGTAAAGGATTACGAAAGCTTGCTACTGGTGTTGCTCTTGAGCAATTAGAAGAAGTACCAACAGAATACATTCAAAGCTATAACCAAGCTGTTGCTAATGGTTATAAGAAAGGTATAGGCGCATTCATAAAAGAGAACCCAGAGATCGCTGCTGATACATTCATATCAACAGTTGGGCAGGGTGCCGCCATGAAAGGTTTCTCGAAAGCTTTATCGCCATTACAAAAATTTATTCCTAACTCTACCACTCAGATGTTAACCGACGTGGTTACAAAAAATGGAGTAGATTTTGCCAACGCTCTTATTGATAAGTGGTATGAGAATGGTAAGATAAGTAAAGAGGTTGTTGCTACGCTAAAGCAAGACGTTACTAAAATATCTGCAAAGATTCCTAAGTTACAGGAAGCTGGTGTTGAAGGAGACAAGGCGAAGCTAATGTCTTCACTTTCTGCACAATCCCAAGAGCTTTCTGCAAAGGTTAATGCAGAACAAGATCCTGCACTAAAGGCGGTATACCAAAACCAGCTTAATGCTCTCAATCAAGATATAAATGATTTGACTAAGGAGAACGCTCCTTATGTTGTATTTAAAGTACCCGGAAGTCAGAATGATACACGCGTGATGACGGTTCGAGAGTTCAATGCTTTGCCGGCAGAGTCTTCTAGTGATCTAGTAAAGAGCTCAGACGGAATCACTGTCGTAGGTGACGAAGCGCTAAATCAAAAACTAACTGAACAGAAGAAGCAAGTGGGCAATCCAGAGGGTGTTGCTCCCGGTATTTATACAATAGAATCTGCAGTCACTTCTTCATCTCCAGAACTATCTATTATAGATAATAAGCCTGCGGGAAAAAGACTTTTTAACGATCCTAACCCTGCAGCTACAGAGATTGAAACTTCCTACAAACAACAAAAGGGTATCGTAGCCCCAGAGCCTGTAAAGATTGAGAAGCTTGACGAAGCAAAGTCTAAGTCTATAGCAGATGCTTACGATGCTATGCAAGACAACCCTTCAGATCCTGAGGTAAAAGCTTCATACGAGGCTATGGCCGGTGAGACGATGGATCAGTTCGGTGCTATAGCTAAATCTGGCGTAGTATTCGAGGTATGGGAAGGACAGGGTGAGCCGTACAAGAACTCTGAGGAATTAATTAAAGATGTGCGCGATAACAAGCACATGTATATTTTATCTACTGAGAAGGAATTTGGAGGACAGGCTATTACAGATAAGCAAAGAGAAAGAAACCCTCTGCTTAGAGATAGCGGGGCAAAAGATAAAAACGGTAAACCTCTTCTTATAAATGACGTGTTCCGAGGCGTGCATGACTTCTTTGGACATACGAAACTTGGTAACTCGTTTGGCGCCATAGGTGAAGAGAATGCTTGGAACGTACACGCACGTATGTATAGCCCATTAGCTAGACGTGCTATGACAACCGAAACTAGAGGGCAAAACTCATGGGTAAACTTCGGGCCTCAGATGAGAAACGAAGATGGATCAATTAAAAAGAAAGGTGATCCCGGTTATCTCAGCCCAAGAGAGCGTGCTTTTGCTGAACAAAAAATTGGTTTGTTGCCAGAGGAATTTTCAATCATTGAGGAGTCTTACTCTGTAACACCTTCTATAGATAATAGCAATAACATTTCAACTAGTGAGCCCAAAAAAAATATAGCCACAAGACTTAAGAATGAAATCTTTGGCGACACTGATACGAAGGTTCAGTCAGTACAGAAAGCGCTTAAATCTACTGGCGTTAAGGTTACAATGGTTGATAATGCTGAGGAGTTTGATAAGAGAGTAGCTGAAGCTGGTGGACAAAGAGGGCTTGAGGGTGTATTCCTTTCTGATACTGGAGAGATATTAATCAATAGGAGTAAACTAGATCAGGGCATTGCTGATGGCAAAGTTGTTTGGCACGAAGCCTCTCACCCTGTCGTAAACATTGTAAGAAACACAAACCCAGAACTTTTTAATAAAGTAGTTAGTGGTCTCAATGCCGCCGCTGCAAATAACCAAGGAGTTGCAGAAGCTCTCGCTTGGGCAAAGCAACAATACAAAGAAGAAGGACAGGGAACTATAGATGACGAGGCAGTGGTAGAGACTATAGCTGGAATCGCTGAAGGGACTATCGACATTAGCAAACTTTCTACTGGTCTCAAACAATCTATTATAGATATTATCAACCGAATTGCTAAGACATTAGGTTTTGGTCAGGTGCTTGATGATACAGATGTAGCTGCATTTAAGAAACTCGCCAGTCAAATATCTGAAGCCTTAACTCAGGGCACAGACATCAGTGAGATTGTAGGTCAGGAGAATGTGAGGGACTATATGAATAACATCGAGTCCCCTGAGGTAGTTGCAGGTGGCACATTAAATGTACAGGGGCGTGCGACCGATAAACCTGCTATCAATGTTTACGAATCTAAGGAGGTTGAACCATTGCCACAGAAATCTCTTGAAGAAGTTTATGAGCAGTTTGGGGGTAAAGCAGTAGTGATCAATTCAGATCCTACGCGTGTAGGAGAGCTTCAGCTCCCTTCCGGTAAAACCATATTCATGTACGGAGGTCCTGCTTACTTAGCAGTAAAGGATAACGTAGAAGGTAGTGTAGGTTTTGCTACAACACAACAGTCTAAGGTAAACACATGGAGTAAATATATTAAGGGAGTGTTTGACGATAAACCCGGAGTAACGCTTATTGGCACACAGGCGCCAACATCAATGCTTAGTAACTCTTATGCACTTCGTTATGTAATGGATGCTATCTCAATGCTCCCTAAGAGTGTATTAAGATCTGCAGAGTTTAAGAAAGAGTTCTTTGGAAAAGATCTGGTTGCATTAAAAGATGCATTCGGTGAAGATGGTTATAATGCATTTGTAAAAAAATATAAAAGTGCTGACTTATCTAACTCGGAGACTATCGACAAGATGATCTCTGAAATGGCGTACACAGTTGGAGATAATAACTCCCCTGCAAGCTTTAAAGCTAGGGGTGCATTTGTGTCTAACCTGTTGGGTGGTCTTGCTGCTAAGGCGGATATTAAAACTGTTGAGGGTGATAAGGGATATGTATCTAAGAAGCCTCAGAAGTTTATTGCCAAACAATTGATGGACAGACTCGGTATTAATGCCGAGAAGGTGATGTATGAGTTAGGTGAGAAAAGCTTGGTGGATATGTACATGAACGAAGGGAAGTGGGGATTTGCTGTGGCTGGATTTGAAACAGATCCAAACATTTCTGTACAGGACGTACAGGATAAGGGAGTTACTCACCCATTATTTAACGCTAAGTTCCCCGGGAAGAATGCGTTTATATTAGATGGCGCCTATGATCTAAACCAGATGTTTACTCCTGTTGAAATGACCGGACCTTCTGGTGCACCATACACTAAGACCGCATCACAGATGTTGGCAGGAAGTATGTATGTAAAGGGGAAGCCTTCAGGTGAACAAGGGTCTTTCGAATACAAGAAAGCGTCACCAGCAGGAAGAAGAATACAAGCATCCAAAGGTAACCGCCTCGAGTCTAGCAAAGACTTCAAGCTTGCTGCCTTCGTAATGAGAGAGAAAGCAGAAGGTGCTCCTCTGTCAGAGATCGTCACAGGTATCGCTTCGGTATTCCCGAGTATGTCACCTGCTGAGATCAAGATTTTAGTAAACGATCCTGAGAATTGGTTGCGTAGTAAGTTCTCTAACCTCAGCCCTGCTCTTCAGGATAACTTAATATCTAGAGCTAAGGTTCAAAACATTTATGCTCCCACTCCTAATTCTGGCGGTGGTACTACTAACACGGTGCCAATGTCTGCAGTAGAAGAAGCTATTAAGGAGCCTACTATTAAAGAGAAGGTAAACAAAGCACTCACAAACTTTAAGAATAACTGGATCAATTCAGCTAAAGGGTTACCAGACTGGGTAATATCTATCAGAGACTTTGCTGCTGGTACAAAACAAATCGAGATCAGTAAGGCGGAATTAACTATCCGCCAGTTAAAAGCTGTTGCTAAGAACATTGGCTTCAATGATTGGGATGCATTCTCTGAAGCAATGAAGTCTATCCCGGGCCCAGTACAGAAGCCTGTTGGAACTGGTAATAATATGGTTGCGTTTAATCCTGCACAAGCTGCAGCTGGCGCTCCTTATACTATTCCTAACAATATGCTTCCACAAACAACACCTCCTGCGGTACAGAAGTTACCTCTTGAGATTATACCGTTTGTGTATAAGATGCGTGGCCAGATAGATAGTCTAACTAATGACCTTATCGGTAGTGGTTATGTAACCCCCGAGCAGGCCGCAAAGCTAGAGGCAAATCTTGGTCAGTACGTTAACCGTGCCTACCGTTTGTATAACGAGAAAGGATGGAAGCCGTCGATCGATCAGATCCGTGAGACTGTAAAGTTCTTAGCTGATCAATACATATCAGACATCGCTGCACAACAAGCAGGTGTAATGACTCCTGAAGAAATTCAGAAAAAAGCTATCGAGCGTGCACAGCAAGATGTCAATGAAATACTAGATAAGAAAACCAATCCATACTTCGCCTCAAGTAATGAGTCCCGTAACATGGGCATCCTTAAAGAGAGAAAAGATATACCTGAACCTATCAGAAAATTAATGGGTGAGTACACCGATCCGGGTACTGTATTCATTATGACTGTTGCTAAACAAGCTGCACTTAAAGCAGCTAGTGAGTATCTCACAAAGCTTCGTAACATGGGAATGGGTTCTATATTCTTTGAACCTAACGATCCTAATAGACCGGCTAGTGCAAGCGTTCAAATTGCCGGGGAAGGTAGTGATACTAAGTCTCCATTAAATGGATTATATACCACACCTGATGTAGCTCAAGCTTTAGAATCAGTTGGCCCTACTTATAATGAAGTAGTGGATCTGTGGATGAAAGTTGTAGGTGCAGTAAGATGGGGTAAGACGGTTGGATCTGTTAAGACGCAAATCTTAAACTTTGAGTCTAACCTTGGATTCGCAGTGATGAACGGGCTGCTGATGACTGGTAATACAGGAAAGGCATTTAATGAAGGACGGAAGTATGTCGGTGGCCAGTACTCTCAAAAAGAAATTAGTGCCATCACAGAAAAGGCTATTAAGCTGGGGCTGGTTAACCAGAGTGTGAGTGGTATGGAACTGCAAAAGATGCTGGGCTCGGGGGACATCCACGACATCGCATTAGATCTAGCAGTAAACCCAGACTCTAAATATCGTATGGCTAAGAAAGCTCCCGGTAAAGTATTGGGTGAGTTCAATAAGCTGTACAGAATGGGGGATGATTTCTGGAAGGTGTATGCGTATATCAGCGAAAGAGAGTTAGTATCTAAGGCGCTTTTCAATAAAAAGTATGATCAGCTGACAGATACAGAGCAAGCCGATGTAGATGTTGAGTCTAGTGAGAGAGTAAAGAATACATGGCCAACATACGACAGGGTATTCCCTGCTGTGAAAGCAATCTCTGAGAAGACTCCGATCTTCGGTAACTTCATCAGCTTCCGGGCAGAGTCTCTTCGTGTACTCGCCAATTCTATCTCAATGGCGATGAAAGATCTGAAGAGTGACAACCCCGGGTTCCAAGGTTTGGGTGCTAGAAGAATGGCGGGAATACTTTCTTATATCGCTATCAGAAGTGGTATAACCCATGCATTTGCACAGGCTGCTGGTATGGCCGCGTCTGGATTAACTGGTCTTTTGTTTGGAGGAGATGATGAGGAGGGGCGTAAAAAGCGTGCTATCAAGCAAGCTGCTCCACCATTCATGCACACGCAGGATATCGCTGTAATCCCTACAAAAGAACCACACAAATTCATCGTGTACAGTCTGTCTGGTATCGATCCGTATAACACTACGTTCAATACACTTAACGCGCTCACAGATGGTACTGCCACAATGAATCCCGGGGCTTCGGCTGCATTCACTGAATTCTTTGGTGGGTTTTTAAGTCCGGAGATGACGTTCAATACAGCATGGTCTGTGCTTACAAATACAAATCCAAAAAATGGCGACCGAATTGTTGGTGCTACTGACGACGGCTCTGAAGCTTATGCTAAAGTTGGAGCTTACTTATTTGATGAACTGAAACCTTCTACGATCGGGATGATACAGCGACTAGCTGGAGATAATCCTAAGGCAGAGCTGTCTTCACTATTGGGTGCAAAGCCTTACGAGGTTGACCTGCACAAGTCCTTTTCATTTGCAATGAGTGATATGGGTAAGCAGATTGAAGAGATCAACCGCCAGTACAATAGGGTTAAGTATGATACTAAATCTAGTGCTGAGGATAAGAAGCTGGCACAGGCAGAAGCTGAGCAGAAGAAGTCTCTCCTGATTCAGCGTATGAATCAGCGAATGAATGACTACATTCTTGTCGGTGCAGATCCGAAAGAACTCAAGAGTATTATACTACAGAGATCAACTATCAAAACCACAGGATTCGACAAGCCTACCAAATTTGGAATCATTACAGGTAAGGTTAATGAACAGATTCTATATAAGTAAAAGGATGACATCATACGGTATTTTCCGCAACATGTTTGAATTAATATAGGTACAAAGCCTTACTATAAAATAATTATAAATATTTTAATTTTTACTTAATGCATTAGTAGTTTTGCTAATACATTAATCTTTTTTAAAATGATATTAAATCAAGAAAAAAGAATTGTTAAGGTAGATGCTGGGGATGAGTTTGTCCTTGAAAGGGATATCCCGATAGTTGGCATGTTTAGGTCAGTTGGCTCAAATTTTAGATACCCGTTTAAGGACATGTTTGTCGGAGAGTCTTTTGAGGTTACGATAAATGAAAGTAATGCCCGACGTGTAGTTTGCAATATCTCGTCTGCCTGTTCATATTTCATTAAAAGAAATAATAGTACGTCAAAGTTTACTGTTAGGAGGACATCTGAGACAACGGTCAGATGTTGGCGTATCAAATGATTATAAAAGTAAGCCCCCAGATCGGGGGCTTTTAAATTAGTGATTGGTTGTATGTGATTTACACCATTCAAATATCATTCCCAAACTAATTAAGTGACAATATTTCATGGGCTATTTTAGGGAGTATAAAATTTAATACAATGTAGCTTTGCCTCATGTTAGATATTACGATACCCGATTTAGATGGTGTACCCACTATACTTGATGATGTGACTACCGGAGTTGATCCTAGAGATGGAGAAAAGAAGCTCATCCAGAAAAGGGCTAAGATGAACCTACCATTAGGCGGAAAGAAGCCTGCCATTGAGCTAGCTCGCGAGATCGGGTATAAATTAAACCTTGATCCTAGTATGATTCTTGGTAGCGCATTTGGCGAAGGTTTTAACTTAATGTATGACAATAAGAGACAAAATGAAAAATCAGCAGCATACGAATACAATAGGATGATGGGGAATATAGATGATAAAAAACACCCTATAGATGCATTCTACTTTGGTGGCTTGGATAACTTCGGCCCTGTTGTTAAGGAGCTCAAGCAAAAGGGGTATATTGATCCGGAGATGGATTTTAAAATCATGCCTGTCATGAACGAGGCGGTGGAGAAGAAATTTCTTTACAAGCCGAAGGTAGATGAAAATGGCAGGGTGGTGTATGATAAAAACGGGAAAATAGTAGTAGGTGAATATATTGGCCCAAAGGAGATAGTTGACAGGTATCTTAACTCTGATAAAATGGGTGACAATGATTTTACTAATGCAGTTACCGATACATTAAACTATGTGAAAAGTAAAGGCGGAGTTATAAATGAAAGCGTAGCTTTCTCCAGCTCTGATGATATGTTAAAAGCAAAAGCTGCTTATTTAAAGTTATTTAAAGATAAGGCCGAAAATTATGCAAAAAATAAAGGCGTATCTATCCCTAAAGAGGATATGAATTATATAATTATGTCCGCATATAATGGAGGCGCAGGTGCCGCATACGATCTTATTGATATGATGGCGGAGGGTAAAAAGAATATATCCAAGACTGGTGGTAGACGCAAAGAGGTACATAATAACCTGCAAAATAGGATGAGGTACATTGACTATTTGTCTGAACTTACTGAAACCATACAGTAGATACATTCTTATAAATACTTACGCCCATCTTTTTAAATGGCATTGGCCATCCATCCTCAAGTATTACCTTTTTGTGTGGTGAAGATTCTATCCACCCCTTCATTGCTACTTCAGGAGTCATATTAAATTTCTCTGGAAAATTCATTACAGCAATTTCGTATGCTGGCTTATTCATTCCAAGCAATTCTTTAGGCTTGTCATACATTATACTCCACTTATCGTTCTTTCCTTGTGGTATACAACCGCCAGTCCATAGCTTTGATTCAGACCACGTATGTAAACTACATGGGTTATCTTCTTTAAAGTTTAGATTAAGATCTATACTGTGCACTTCTGCAACGTAAGACAATGAGTCGCTATATTGTAATTTAGTTTTGCCATTCCTAACTCTATACTCATTTATTATATTGAAGAGTTTAACCTCTTCTGGCTCACGTTCGTGTAAGAATAATAGGCTAAATAGTATTACTATCATTGTTAGTATTTATTAAGTCTTCTAATTTTTTTATTGTCTGCCCTAGGACTAACCCTATTTTAAGGTGATCCCCAGATTGAACAGCCTGTGCTAGTGCGATATAGATTTTTTTTAATTCGCTTTTCATGTTAATTCTGGTTTTAATTTTTCTCCTGCCGATGGGTTGCCATAAATATGTATATCGTTTTGATCAAATGTTCTTACCTCACCGGTATGGTAAATCTTAATAATAAACTGTGGGTTGGAGTGAATAGATCCGGCGATCATGAATAGCGCCACCCCATAGCCGAGTGGAGTCTCCACATCGAATGGGTTAAGAATCTCATGGATGGTTTGGACTACCATACTCTATCTGTTTTTAGTTGGTGTTCTAATAGCGATTACTGATCCTACCTTTTCTACCTTGATGTTGTTAAAGGTTAGTACCCCCGAGCAGTCGGGACATTCAAGTTTCTTTTCCTGTAGCTCTGAGTCCCATACATACTCCTTCAGCTCAGCGCCACATTTACATTTGTAGGTTCTTGGGATTAGTTTATTCCTCATTGCGTCTTCTTTTAATCATCTCCATAATAACTGAAACGCTTTGTTTAAGCGATATAATATCTGACACATTAAAAATTTTATAATCAAAATCCCAGTCGTCTAATGCAGTCTCCGATGGATGGTCGTTCACTGGCTTTACCCCCGGTCTGTCGATACGTATAATTACTCCGCCTCTATCTTTAATCGCCTGTGCCTCATTAGGGAACCTGCAATCAGTAAATATCCAGTTCTGATCAGACATCACTGGAGATCCGTTTGCATCATATCCAAATACTTCTGGTTTATATCCGGCCATAGCTGCGTTTACCCATGCATTAGGATGGAGGCCATCCCTTACTGCATCTGTCCCTAACTTCTGCAAGAAGTCTCTTACTGTAATTGGTTCATGTTTTGAGAACCATTTACTATCAGATCTGTCCCAATCTTCAGGGAATATCCCTCTCCATATATTCCATTCAGGCCCAAGATTAGTTTTCTTAAACTCTTGATCCTCAAATTTATCGATGGATATACCAGTCAATATGCTGGCTATCTTTTTCATGGGGCCGGCAAACTTTTTTATCTGCCAGTTTGATTTCATCTCTAGTATAAATAGATGATTACTGTGTGTTAATTCCTCTAGTGTTATATCAACATCCTTTATACAGCAGTATTGTATGAGCTTAGCGGCTAGGTCTTTGCCTGCTCCGGCGTAACCTGATAATCCTATAATCATATTGATTTAATTGTTATGTATTCTTTAATTTCAATCTTGTCTTTATGGCTAGCTAGTAAAAGTGTAAGTATTTCTACCACCTCAAAGTATTCCATGACTAATGGCTTTCTATTTCGTAACTTAATTACAACACCATCTCCATCATCTATTAATTCACCAAACTTCTCGCCGGGTTCAGACCATTCAACGCTATTAGAATACTTAATCCTAACTCTATTACTATTTATCTCTAGATCGTAATCATAAGAGTCAACAGGGCCATTATTTTTTTTATTTGTCCAGACTTGCATAATAATAAAAAAGAGGGAAGGCATACAGGTACATCCGCGATGTAGCATTTGCCGTGGCTTTCCGGCTTACTCTGACTCTCCTTCCCGGGTTAATTAAAATGGTAACTTCTCTTCTGCTGTTGCAGGGGCAGGAGTATACACCTGAAGATAAGGCTTGCCCTCCTTACTCTTGCGCAAGGTTACATTAACCCAACCCTTCTCGTTTAGGTTGTCTGTCAGCTTTTGAATGTCATCAGCTGTGAATCCGATACGGGTTTCTAGTTCTCCAAACTTGTTGGTTGCTTCTGTTGTACGTCCTACGTACACTTTGTCTGTGTTTGCCATGTTTACTTGATTTTAATTGTTAACGTGTGATGAATTAATCCTAACTCAATTACTAGTTCTTTTTGCTTTTTGTTAAATACGATTACGAATACTGGTAGTAATAAGTAATCATTGTGCTTTTCAAAAGTGGTGCTGAGTGTCATATGATATGATTTGATTTTAGCATCTGCATGATTTCCTTAAAGTCATCTAGTGTCATTGCTACGATAGTCCCTTGTCGATTTTTTTTATGAAAGACAACATTGTAGTTATGGCCTTTCGGCATCTCGTCTAACACCTTGTGCATACTACCTAGGTTCTCGACTGCTTTACACTGTACATTGAAGGGATCGGTGAAGCATAGGTCAATGCCTTGGTCATCTTTGTTCTTTGACTCAGATCGGGAGCTAACACATTTCTCATAGCCTAGCTCTCTAAAAAAGTCTCTTATCTGTAGCTCGAAGGAGTGGCCCTTCTGCCTCGCTGATCGTCCTCTTGTTGCCATACGTGTACAGTCTTTTAAATTTTATCAGATCAAGAATTGTGTCCCAGTCAGTGGAGGGATGGAAGATTGTTTTGTAGAACTTCATGGGATTAGCAGGGTCAATCATCAGTAGTTCTTTACCCGGTCCTACATCCTCTTCAGTTGCTGGTATTATCTCAAAGTCATTGGGCACTACCTTCCATTCTCCTCTGTATGCATTCCATATCAGCTCATAGATTTCCGGCGTTGATGAGCTTAGTGTAGTCTTTGATTGGCTGGTTGATGAATTTCGTTTTGTCCGTGCCATCGTTTACTTTTTCGGTGGGGAAATATCTGGAGGTCGCAATCTCAAAGCGGAAGAAGTCTGTTGACTCCTGCCCACTGAATCGGAACCTAATCTTCCAGAAGTGGATCTCTGTTTGATTGCTCTCTCGGTTGCGGTAGACAGTGATGCCTACGTCCGGTGCGTTGTAGTAGTGCGAGCTATCACCCACATCATACCCTGTTGGCACTTCGTACACTGCTTGCTTAACCTTAGAAAGTTTTTTTGGGTGCGCCACTAACCAAATGTGAATACCTAGATCACGAGCAAACGATCTTAAGTCGCGCATCATGTTGCCGATCTGGTTGTGTTTGTTCTCACCCGATCCCACGATTTGTCGCTCAACTGTACTCATGTTATCGATCACGAGCCCTCTTATACCATGGCGCTTCACCATCTCCTCAGCCTTTGCCATGATTGCCTCTACTGTTGAATCGTTCTCAGACAGCTTGTAGTACTTAAAATGATCGTTTAAAAACGGGGTGGCATCAATCACCTCATCTCTAGAGATACGGGCTGTGTTGGGCGCTGTGAAGAAGCTTTTACCAGTCTTGATAGAGATCAGATCTGTCATCGCAAAGCTTGCGCTAGCTTCTTCTGCTGAGTAGATTAGGTATGACCAGCCATGTCTCTCAGCCAGACGCACCAAAACATTTTTCAACCACGTTGTCTTACCGTGTCCCGGAATACCTGTGATAAGTGTTACCATCCCGGGGTGCCACTGGAAGTGGTCGTCCAAGTTTTCCCATCCGGTGTCGAATCCTTTGGGATATCCTTGTTCCCAGAGTCCGACCAATTCGGTGGAGCTGACGGTGTCGATTCCGTCCACAGGGAAGGGCTCTGCGTTGTTGTAACAGTCGCGGAGTACATCCTTGCCGTGCTTGAGGAGTGTTTCGTTTGCATCCTTTTCAGGAAGATGTACAATCCAACAATTCTGCTTACCAAGACGGCGGGCAAGCTCACTACGTAACGCCAGTCCCGGTTCGTCGTTGTCGGTGGCCAGATAAATTTTCTTTCCCTCGAAGTAGGGGAGCATCTCTGCCAACCATTCAAGCTTCTGGTTCCCTTTACTGGCTCCGTTAGGAACACTGACCGCAGTCTTAACACCAGCCTCGTAAAAAGACAGAGTATCAATCTCGCCTTCAGTAATAACCAGTTCAGTGTCGCTGTTATCAATAGCAACGTCAATCCCATAAAGGCTAAGCATAGCGCCAGACACCAGCTTAAACCTCTTCTGAGAATCTCTGTACTTGATATTAACGAGTTCGCCATGTAAATAGTAATTGAAGTTTATACACTTTGATTGCTGATCTCCCATGTACTCTGTGGACTCCGTCAATTTGTATCTGAGTAGCGTCTGGTTACTGATTCCTCTGGTGCCGAAGTAGTCGATCACACCCTGTGATAATGATTTATATTCTTCCACAGGGCGTGTGTATTCCTTTTTATTTTTCACCTTGACCGTACCAGACCAACCGCAGTTGTGACAGTTCCATATACCATCATCTACATTTACAGAAAGGCATGGATCTGCTTTGTGCTTACGAGTCTGTGAGCATTTAGGACATGTAGTCTTAACGTCACCACGAGAACCGTTACGCACGTTAATGCCATATCTTTTTAATTGCTCTATCATTTCTTTAATTCTTTAGCTACTGCTTTAATTTTTAATTCCATATCATAGATCTTTATCTTGAGTGAATCGCCTCTCTCATAATACTTATTCATCTTTCTAACTAACTCTTCTCGTTGATCTTCTAGCTGGTCGTACTTTAGGTACAATTCTTTTTTCTTATCTGTCATGTTTTTGTTTTTGAATCCAATAATCTGTTGCGTCTTCTAGGTATGTAATAAATTTTTGCTTACTCCCAAATAGGGTGGCTGGACGTAGATATTGTCGCATCTTATCGTCATTACCCCATGTCTCTAGTTTGTGTAGGATCACAGATTGAAACTGTTCGAATGTTACTTTTGGAATTTGCCTGATAATAGAACTTATCTTCTCGGTGTTTTGATAGTTCTTACTGTACACTTTATTGAAGTATGCCATCACTTGATTTGCTAGATCTTCATTCTGATATTTCTCGATCTCTTCCTTTATTGCAGTGTACTTATTGAAGTATTCTAGTGGCGCATCAACAAGAAAACAAGACTCGTCAGTTACAAGTATAAGTTCGTCTAGTGCTGTTAGTGCATCCTTCTTCGTACTAAATTTCTTCAGGAAGTTCTGTGCGTCCGTATTCATACATGCAGTCTTTTATAGTGTTAACTGGCCAGCCAGCGGCAATTAGCAGCGCGGCAAATGCATCTATTGCATCTTGTATTTTAGTTTCATCAAGCCTACCAATAGGCGTCTTCCTTCCATGTGTCCTGTACTCGTTGACCCATGTTAGTCTCTTGCTGTATTGGTCGATTGTAATTCTCATAATGCTTTAATTTGATCTTATGATAGAATAGCGTTGGATCTTTTCGATTTCTTTCAGATGTTACTTCTACATGGATGATGTAAATATTACCAAGTACAGGCGGTGCTTTATCTCCCCATAATTCTGCCCTTAGTAGCTTGCCGCTACCAGTGTGGAATAACACAAACCTGAGCGAGTAATCTTTCCCATCTATTGAGAAAAATTTCTGTTCTGATATTTCGATAGCCTTAGCTTTAATCATGTTGCAACCAGTTATCAATTTTTAAATATGCGTTTTGGTTATGGGTGTGTTTAATGGCGTTTAGGCAAAGTGATACTTTCAAGTAGAACTTCTTGATGCTATCTTCAATGATGAAAATTGAACCTTCATCTACTCTACGCTTAGACTCGCGTAGGTTCGCCCTAAATTGCTGAATCTTGTTGCGGTGTGAATCGTAAGTCATATCTAAATAGTCTTGTACATTAGATGCGTCAAAACCATTCATGTCCGCGATACCTACAAAAATCATTCGCGCAAGATCTTTAGCTCCCTCATAGGTCTCTGAGGTTTGAAGAATCTTTGATCCCGCTCTGTCCCAGATGAACTGAGGCTTCATTAGCTTTTCGATTTCATTTAGTCTTACCATAGTTTAGGATTTGTTTAATCGTATTTGAAATTGTTTTCTCCATGTTATTTTACCATTTGGTAGCTCCATAATTTGAGCTCCGCCGTTCTGCTCCATGTATTGCTTGAGCTTGTTGCCATACAGGAGCTTCTCTGATTCAGCTTGCTTGATCATGTCGGTATGCTTTGCATATTCAGATGCCCAGTCAGCTTGCTCTTGACTACCGTGGATAGTAATATCATTCTCACGGTCTTTATGTTTTACAGATATGAAAGCGTTGAAGTCCTCTGAGTTATCCGCTGGTGGTTCAAACTGTGCAGCGATACCGTAGATATCTTCCTTATCACTTGCGCCTACTGATATAATCTCTGCGCGGGCAGCAAGTACTCTACGCTGGTGTTCTTCCGCTTTCTGAAGGATAGCCTGCTGGATATCAGGATCAGCTTCAAATAATTTCACTAGCATATCCTGACCATCTACCTGCATACAGATCTCTGCATAATTATATCCGGTCACGAGCATGTAATGGTTCATCTGTGCGATATAGTTCGGGGGAACACCATCGATATAAGAATCAACTGTCATCTTCCCGACGTTCTTAATCTCAAGTATTCCTTTTTTCTTTCCCATGGTTGGGTGAAGAGTGATCTCGCCATCTAGATTTGCAAATAGGGAGGGGTAATTGTGGTTCTCAATGATGGCTTTTATCTTGCGGAACTTGCGGATCTTGTTCTTACTTATTACATTCTTAACAAAGTTTTGCTCACCATCCCAATACTGCCACATCTCTGCTATAGTATCCTCCAGCATTTTCCCGAATGCCATCTGCCTGTTCATTTTAGTAGGCAATAAATCCATCCCAATTGATTGGTAGAATAGATTAATAGGGGACTTCCATTTGTTCCATCCCAGTAGCGTACCAGCATCTGATCCACCTACCATGCCCCTAGACGAAAACGACTGGCGTAATTTCTGCCAGTCGCTTTCTGATAAACCCTTAGTACTCGTTCGTTTAAGACTTCGCATCTTTAATTAGTTTAGTAAGCGCAGTTTTTTGCGCTAGGTTTAGTTTGTATTTTGGTAATGCCTCCTCTACTTCTTTGATCTTACCCTCCGAGATTGCCTTAATCATTGCGTCAAACTGTTTGGGTTGCAATGGCTGTATTTCTGAAGATGTTTTTTCTTCTGATGGTGTAGGCGCTGGTTCGGGGGCTTTTTTAATCTCCTTATATGCGCCCTGTTTAAGGGAATTAATATGCTTAGTCAAATCCCATACTCTTTCTCCTTTGTTATCTATAGGGTTGCCATATTGATCACAGGCCACAGTTACCATAGGCATATCGTACAAGAATCTACCGATCCCCCACTGCACAGCGGCGCGTTTGAATGCGTCAGAGGCTGCTGACTTTCCTGCTTGCTCATACATCTGATCTTTCTCGTCGTTCTCCACTCGCGCTCCGCAATCCCATTTCCAGTAAATCTTAGCGTTCTCATCGTAGATACCGATGCCTGCAAAAATGAATCCTCCGATATCTTTGAAGGCAGATTCCCACCCATATATGCAGTGAACATCTAATACATCCATCACTTGCCTTGCATCAATAAAGGCTGAACAGAAGGCTTTGCTTTTATCTTTACTGCGGCTTTGTACACGCCATTGGTAGGGCACCGGAACCTTTAGGGTTTCGGATATCCCATGAATAAAACTCTTCATATTATATTATTTGTATAATTATCTAAAAACTGGTATTCCTCGGCAAGGAAATAAATCGTTTGCCAGTCGTAATAGAACTTAGTACGACCCCCGACTGTTAAGGCTTTTATAAAATGTCCTGTTACTAACCGCTCGTGATTCTTCATGAGCCACTGTCGGTAGGGTTTTAAAGGGTATTCTAACCCATTTATAACCATTATGTCTTTTGCAAAATCATACCGCATGGTGTCTAAAATAATAAAACCATATAATAGATAGTTAAAAGATTTTCACAAAGATTTGCACAGATATAAAATCTATATTAGATTTACGGTCTAAACAGTCTATACATGCTACGAATCAAAAGATCTAAAAAAGATCTAGGTGACTATTCAGACATTAAAGAGAGGTTCAGAAAAGTCAGGCTAGACAAAGGACTTACTCAGGCAGACCTAGCCAAAATTGTTGGATTGTCTGCTAGCTCTGTCGGAGCTATTGAACAGGGTCTGTACACTCCAAATTTTTCTGTATTACGTGCATTACATAGACGACTAGGGGTTAGCTACACGTATCTTATTGATGGAGAAAACGATAATACAGAGGACTTGGTAGCTAAGGCAAAGGGGCTGGAGGAGGAAAATAATATGCTTAAGAAGGTAGTATCCAAGTTGACCAAATAAAAATGCCGCCAGTGTTTTCACAGAGGCGGCATTGTTTTTAAAATTAATAATACTAGATCCCTAGCTTGCCATAGAAGTTTTCGATCTCAGACTTGTGGCGTTGCTCTACAAACCCTACGTACCTATGAAAGGCACCTGAGCCCACACAATGTCCTGAGGCAAACCTAACATGCTCTTCCGATACTCCATTAGCAAGCATGGTGGTAATTGCCGTCTTCCTTAACATGTGCGGGTGCACCATATCGCAAAGTTTTCCTGATACCTCGACATACTGTCCACGGTGGTTTTTTCTTGAGTATCTATATACTTCGTGCATCTCAGGATAATGCGCAAGGAACTTTTTAATTGCCCTCCTCGTGTACTGTGCGTTCATATTTTTTAGTGAATAAACCCCTCCGTAATTATCGATATTAAAGGCTATTTTTTCACTGATAAAACTTGGAAGCGGCATCATGGTTTCTTTCCCTGTTTTTATGTTATCCTTAATTAAGAACCCATCCCCATTTTTGAAACTAAAATGGTACGGCATTAAGTTCGTGGCATCGCTAATTCTTAAGGAGGTTACTAGCATGATTGCAGTAATCTCCCACATAAACTTGTTCTCGTTCGAGAATTTGTGATAAAAATTATGCTTGTCATTCAAAAATGCCTTGATAAATTCCTCAGGAAGGGTGACTATAGGGGTCTGGTAGCTTTCTATTCTTGTTACTTTAGGCAGGGTCAAGAAAAGCTCATCTTTCCAGTAGTTAATCATTAACCCGACAATATTAAGCATATTAGACCTTGTGTTAATATCATACCCTTGATCTAGCATGTAGTTTTTAAGGTTTTCTAAGTGCTTATTTAGCTTATCTGCTATTTCTTTCTTCTGTCGCAAGTCCTTACCCGTCAAGTCTAGATCCATGATATCTAATGTGCCATATTTGGCGGCAAAAAATTCATAAGATCTTTGGCAGAACCGGTAAGCCCTTATACTAGCCTCCCTAAATGGCATATTTTTCTTGGTCTTAATTTTACCAGAAATCATACCCTGAACATATTCGTGAAGAAGAGAGGTGATCGAATATTGGTCCATTTCCACCACCTCTACAATTGGGGTGGTGAACTCCTGTTTAACTTTCTCTAAATCCTTATGCATATCGAAGAGCTGAGTGAGCAACACCTTTTGGCGAGACAAGTCTATATTTAGCATGCCTACGTCCGGGGTTGTACCCGCAAATTGTTCGCGGCTAGGGAGCCATTTTACATGGCTTGGAACCCTGATGCCAGTGCTTAATCTGACCATGTCTTTTTGATGATAAATCCTACAGTAGATTGAGTTTGCTCGTTGATAAAATGTCATTTTCATGGGTAATAGTTTTTGTAAAAATATTAGGGTTAAATGGCCGTTTTTTAAGAAACTAACACAGGTTGATAGCTTCAAAAAATGGTGTGCAAAAATTTGATAAAACTTAAGCCAGACAAGGGTTACGGCGGCTTCTTAGAGACCCACAAAAACACCGAGCTGCACACAAAAAGTTGCACAGTTTGGAGCAACTTATTGATAGTCAGTGCTGCAAAGAATAATATTAAGATATCCATGAGAGACTTTTCAATTGCAAACTTATTCATTAACAACATAATACATATTACTTCACAGAATATTTAACAAAAGTTGCACAGATTTTCTTGAAATAGTTGCACATGTGTTTTTGATCCATTCCCCAATGAAAATACAACATTTATCAACAAAATGTTTCACAGATTATTTTTTTACGATGATCATATAATTACTACATCAATATTTAACATTAATCATATTAAGCGCCAATCTTTCTAATCATTTGGATCACCTCTTCAATACCCTCACCCATAGGCGATTCTTTTTCTGTAGCCAATCTGCTTAGATTATCATATAAGAGCGCATACTCATCATCTGATCTGTATCGTGACTTATGTAGCTTTCTGTAGTGAACGATTGACGTATGATCTTTACCCATCAGTCTTCCTACTTCTACTGTAGTCATCCCATAATGCTTGGTAAGGATGTTGCCGATGGCAAAGCGGATCCGGACAACGTCAGCTGATTTTCTTCTGGTTTTTCTGATATCGATTTTACGGAGACTGATACCTGCTTCGCATAGTTGGTCGAATAACTGCATGATTCGTATTTTTTTATTAGGTCAATGATTGCTTCTGATAATTCCTCATTAATTAGTTTTAGCCTCCTCACTGTTGGTATGTTCTTCTCTTCTAGCTTCGTTAACTCCTCGTTGATTAGTAGAAATACTTTTTTTGCTGCTTGTAGTCGGTTCATATGGTTTGGTTAATAGGTTATATATGTAATTGTACCACTCATTTTCCGGTAGTGGATGTTCAGGGTAAACAGTTTTTACTTTCATTTTTATAGGATTTGGTAAAATAATTGTATTCATCATTAGATATGATTTAAAGATTTCTTTCTCCTCAATCTGTAGTTGCCTCGCTCTCTAGATCAGTGCCGAATGAATCGGATACATCATCATTATTATTTTTTGCGGTTGTGTTTGCATCGTAAATAATTTGAAGGTTTTCACCAACCCATTGAAATGATATGGTTTTAGGCTTGTATAGTGCATGCTGTGCCCACCATTGAAGAAGATAGCCTAGCTTACCTATTTCCAGTTCTTTAAATTGATGCACTGGTATGCCTTCTGGTTTAAATGCACCAATATAGTATGGGTACAGGGTGAAAGACTGGCGATCTTTAATAGCTGCAAGTACTTGGTCAAATAGCATCATCGGAATGTGATTTTTTTGTTTAGTTTAGGGCTATGGCACTTTGACTTCCGCCTAATGTATTCACAGATATTTCCAACGGGTATACCCGTAAACTTTGAAGCTTCTGATCTTGACTCGAAAGTTCCGAGCAGTATTTTTTCTTCGATGTCAAATACCTTAGTGCGAACGCCGGATACAAATAGCCCGATTCGTTCTAGTCTCATATATCTCTTCGATATCTTTTATTGTGATATTTTGGTTATTAAAATCCCGTCAGGAGTTCTTTCTACTAGAAAACCATTTCTTTCAAGCGTGCTGAGATGTTCTTCTTGAGACATAATGTATCCATCAGTTTTTGAGAATCCTACTGAATCATGTAATTGTCCAGTCAATGTTTCTTTTATTTTGATGCTGGACTTGCGGCTGAATGCATTCTCGTTCATGGGTTGTTTTTCAGGGTTGTTAATACGTCTTTCATTCTGTCAAGCTTGTTTAATACTGCTGCTAGCTCTATCCCTTTTAATTCTTGCTTGATTTTGTTCTCTAGCTGTAGACCTTCATCATATCTACGATGATCATCCGTCATGACATAGTAAGGGTCATAATCAGCTAACATTTTTATTATATTTTTCATTTGGAATGCTTTTTAAAAAATAATCCCCCCTAGTGCCTTACCAAAACCCATTAGAAGGCAGTTCGGGGGGTGTCCCATCATATTAATGTCCTCAGGGTTATGGACAGATCGCTACTAAACCTAGATTGATTGCTCTCTCTCCTTCATCTGGCGTGGCGAACTCTATAATTAAGGGCCATTGCCTGCGATCATCGTATTGACCAATGATCTCAAACTCGAATTCTTCATTCTCAAGCTCTCTAACATCTGAGGGTGTGTGGATTAAGTATTTCATATTTATATTTTTTGATACCGCTTCCATCCGGCTTTTTTAATGTCGGCTTCAGCTAATTCTCTGTATTCTTTTCGCAGTTCGGCGCGCTTCTTTTTGTCTTTGCATTTGTGGTACTGCTCCCACACCTCGTCAATGCGATCTAAGACAACGAGGTTGTCGTAAACCTTATTCATGGCCTATGTTTTGGTTAAGACGATGCGGATACCCGTTGCGGAGTGGCGATTTGTCCCCCGCCGTTTGCCCTATCGGGATCGCTCATTCGGGGTATCTTTTACACGCTTGTACTTCACGTGTGCATCGTTTCGGATAATGAATCCTCATCAATTAACCTCTGTTTGGCATCTAGTTGTTGGATGTGATTACATTAATTAAACAGTCTTTGTATTTGTAAGGGTCAGATAAATATCTTTTGACTTCTGATTTTTCTAATTCAGATGGCTCGCCTAATAATTCTAAAGGGATGGAATATATTAGATGCCCAAATTCCGCTCCATTTTTTAGTTCAAATCCAATATCGGCATAAAGGCTCTGCCCGTACTCCTCTAATTCAGGGTCGTCTTCTTTGCGTTCATATAAAACAAGCGCACCTTTGGGCCAGCCTTTAAAATCCTGATTTAGTTTAAATAGATCTTGCATAGGTTTAATTTTTTGTGGTTCGGGGATTACATTGAATACTTGTCTGCAATAAGGTTGACGAACTTTAGAACTACAATGAGTACTATTAGTAAAGCAATAAGCTGTTTCATGATTTTTATTTTATAGGTTATTTTATTAGCGGTGGCATTTTTGACTGCCTACTGCATTTCTATTGGCAGCACAGATCCCATGGTTCAAGATTTTTGATTTTTTCTTCATCGAGGTCGAACATTTCGATGATAAAAGAGGCCAAATCTTGACGAGTCTCTTCTGAGCTGAGGTCGTTGGTTCCTATCTGGAATGCGACCTGTGTACCTGTCATGCCTAGGGATCGGGAGCAAAACTTACTGTCTTGACCTAGATAGAACTCTTTTCCAAATGCTTTAAGTGTCCAGTCACGACCGAAGCCATATGCCCCGGGAGTAGTTTCGATAATAGGTTTCATGGTAATAGGGTTTGGTGAGGACTGCCTCCGGTCTCGATCCGGGCGCCATCAAAATGGGGGCAGTTCGGGGGAAATGTAGTTATACTCTATAATAGAGAAGCACGTCTACAAAGAATGGCCCAGCGGATATCTCTCATGATCTGTTGAGGATCGCCGCCTAATTGCTTAAGGATATACTTGGTGCGGTTATGGGTGGAGAAAGAAGCTTCAGTTCTCCGGATCACGACGCCATTTGCTTTGGCGGTGAAAATGGGGGTTTTGATGCGGGTTCTGGTTTTCATGGTATAGCAGGGTTTCGTCCTTCTGGACTCATCAGTACGGGAATATACCCGTAGACCCTTTGACTTACCGGGAAGATATCAGTGATAAATCGCCTGACTCATTCGCCCTGTGCAGGTTAGTCCTTTCGGTTCTCTAACCCCAACACCCTAACTGCAACTGGTGCAGGTTTGGCGCGACATTTGGAGTATATTCACTCCGGCTACTCATTTGCGAGCCTGTTCGATGCCCGCTGAGATTTTAAGAACTAAGCTATCTGATATCTAGAGTTAAACTCTATTTCCGATAGCCAGTGCGATATTATCAACCAATTTTCATACTCCAAATATTTATTACACTTTTTTTCAAAAATTGTAATATTTACTTATATATAAGTTAATCGAAAACACTTAAATGCATGTTTTTTAGGGTTCGGGGGCATACTAAAGCCTATAATTCCGTAAGTAGTTAATAACATAAAATAGATACTCCCTTCCCTTAGCACTAAGAGTATACTGGAAATCTGTCTTCTCAATCAATCCCGATCTAATTAGCTTATGTAGGGACTGCGCTAGATAACTAGGGTCATCCTGCTTTCCGTACTTCTTGCATAAAGATTTAAGCATGGCAAAGCGCATAGACCCGCGACGCTTCAACATCATGAGCAGGGCCAGCTGGTGATGGTTGGGAACAGGGATATCCAGACGCGCCGACATCTTGCGCAGACATTGCTCCCAGATTAGTAGGTACTTATCGAGTATCATTTTAGAAAAGAGGGAGGGGGGTTATTAGGATTGTATACACACACGCGCAAACACACGCACGCGCGCAGGTTTCCCCACATTCCGCGTTTCCTTTTCCAACTAAAAGTTTCACAGTTTCTCATATAGGTGTGCAACTCTGATATTATATATTACTGTGTAGCAGTCTTTTATGGTTATGTAGTTGTTAACTGAGTCTTAATAGGAGCCCTAAAATGGAATTCAAAATTGGCCATTCATACCCCACCCAGTCTCGCATTCCGAGTTCGCGTTTTGGGCCCGACCCGGTCCAAAATATATATAACCCCCACCCTGCGTCCACATGAATCACTCCATTTTTTTGGGGGTGGTTTTTCACTTGTTTTTGCATGGGGTTGTGTATTTAATAAGAGGCTCGTTATTGGCCGATTTCAAAATGCATGGCGTCATATCCACGGTCTGCTCCGTAGCTAATAAACCCGTTCTTTTTAAAGATGGCGAGCATCTCTTTGTATTCTGGTTTAGCGAACTGGGCGTTTGGCCATTTAGTCTTGAGGCCATTTCTTGCTGGGTCCAGATCGATGGCAATTCCCCAAGCATGTCGAGACCATTTAGTTTTTGATCCTCTCATGGTTCTGAGGTTAACGCATCCGCCGAACAGGTCGATCCCTAGTTCTTGGATCTTGGGCAGTTGGTAGATTTCTAGTAGTTGTTCGAAGACGGCTTGGAAGTTTGGCGCAACTAGTTTGTGGCATTGCATTTTCTGAACAGTGGCTTTCGTATCCCATGCGATTCGCATCGGGTATGGGAGTTTTAGTACGGTTAGGCTGGAGATATCTCCGGGTTGTCCGTACTTCTCGATGATTTGTTTGTCTGTGAGCATTCTCAAAAATACTTGAACAATAAAGCTATTTTATGAGATTTTAACAGATGTTAATATCTTATAATATATAATAGATAGTTTTCCGATATTTGTCCGGCACACCTTTCGGGATATTTCTACGGCTCGGGTGTGATGCCAGAGTAACGTCTCTGGCAGTGCGCAAGAGTGGGATAGCAGACGATGGCGCAATCCGGATGCAAAGGGAGGAAGGATAGGTCTGCAGGCTGGCACTCAGTCTTAAAGTAGCTCCCAGATCGGTTGGCGGTGTGACCAAACCGGGACAGTTGATGCGGAGGCCGACGGCGCTCAAGCAAAACTGAAAGCAGAGGCTGAGGACATAGTCATGTCTCTCAGTCTCGCGAAGACCTCAAACGCTAAGCAATTAGATCAGAGTATAGAATATGACACCCTATTTTAGAGATTTATAGATTAGTTCCAAGATAATTTGCGTTGGTGAAGGCGCATACAAAAGTCTATATAGAATATTTTGGCTGGTCTGATTTTTACCCTTGTGAAATTTGCGGGGCCAAGGCAGTGGATATTCATCACATTCATGCTCGAGGTATGGGTGGCTCCAAAACAAAAGATGTCATCGACAACCTCATGGCCCTTTGTCGTTCATGTCATATCGAGTACGGGGACAAGAGGCAATTTATGGATTTTCTAAAAAAGCGGCATCAGGTTATTGTTAATAAACATGTGAAATAAAACTATCTATAATAGATAGTTATTATGGAAATTTATATACATGCAGCCCATCTATAAAATTTTTGTTCGTATTGAAAAGCGCTTTCAAGATGAGCTGGTTACAGAGAGTGGTCTTCATCTGTATTACGATAGTAGCTACAAACCAGAGGAGAATTCAACAATAGTTGGAGAGGTGGTAGGCATACCAGCTAAACACGATAAAGAAAATTACTCTGACGATTTTCAGTTCAATGTTCAGGTAGGCGATAAACTCTATTTCCATTACAATGTAGTAATGCGTGAAGAGAATTGTATTGATAAGGATATATGGATGGTGGATTATTTTGACGCGATCGCGCTGGTGCGCGATACTAAAATAGTGCCTGTCGGATCATATGTTTTAATAGAACCCATCAACGAAAAGATTGAAACGACCCTCATTGTCCCCGACACCGTGGACACTGAGAGTTGTCGTGGTATTGTCGTTGCCAGTAACGATCCGGAGATTCCAGATGGGTCTGAGGTGGAGTACGAGGAGGTTGGCAAGTTCTGGAATGTGATTGAAGGGCGCCGGCTGTACTGTATGTTTAATAGTAATGTACTACTAGTCTATGAAAAAAAGTGATGTAAAAAAAATTAGGGAGATATCAGATCGTTTGCCGGTAGTATACGAGCAAACCATTTCTGGTTTCTATATCGAAGCAGAAGAGTATAAACCCAATATAATTAATCACCCTATCAACCACGAAAGACGTTTGCGTAAAGCTTACGAAAAGCTTGGAATGGATGGTGTGAGAGGATACTTAGAAACAATTATCAAACTTCAAAGGCAACGCCATGAAAATTTCGTTGAAAAAAGAGACGGGGATAGTGGACGAGAGGCTGATAGTAATGTGCATACTGGTAATTCAATTTCAGCACAAGAAGAGGGTAAGGTCGATAGCACTGAGTTGGATAAGAAGCAAAAGTCTAGAAGAACTAAAAAAGGAGATTGATAGAAACTTTAGCGAGTGCTAGATTGTGAAACACCATTAGGACAAGTCTTCATTGAAGAGCAGTACAGGGTACAACGTGTGTTGGAAGCTCGTGGCTATACTGTGATCAACACTAGTGGTAAAGATAATAACGCGGATGTGTTGCTTGCTAAGACGATAGATGGAAAATTGACTATATCCGCAATGGCAGAGATTAAGTGTAGAAAGACGGCAGGTGATGTAACGCTGACTAGAGAGTATTTGAAAAGCAATGGAGGTTACTTAATAACCTACAGTAAACTAAAGTACGGATCTTATGCGGGCTCTCTACTAAACATACCATTCTATGTAGTGGTATCACTGATGGCAGAGGGTGTTATTCTAGTTTGGCAAATAACGGACAGTACTGGAGGCTTTGTGGAGAAGTTTGAAGTGAGGGAGACACCGACCCGTAAAACCGTCAATGGCGGTGAGATAACTAGGCGGAATGCTTTCTTATCAATGGAGTCAAAATTTTTAACGGTCATTGAATAAAGGAGCAGCGGCTGAGGTTTTGTTTGACTACCACATCATTGAGCGTGGTATGATGACAGCACGCCCGATATATGATTCTGGTTATGATCGTATTGTTGATCATAAAGGCAATCTAACCCGGGTGCAGATTAAGATGACCGCCTGCAAGCAGAGCGGTTCTTACTGGGTATCTACTAGTGGTGTAAAAAGAAGAAGGTATGTTAATGAGTTTGATGTGCTGGCTATTTATATAAAGCCTGCGTGTGCGTGGTTACTGATGCCGCTTTCTGAAATCACTGGCAGCGCAATGCGTGTGAAGGTTGATGGTCGATTTGAAAAGTATGTAAACAATTGGGGAATATTCTATGCGAAGAACTAAAAATATAAAGATAAATATGTACCAGTGTGCGGTACATTTTATTCTTACCGATGATCTAGCTAAGGAGTATAACCGCATTTACCGTAAGCATAAGGAACTGCCTATATACGCAGCGGAAGATGGTGAGGCTTGGACACTTACGTTTGATATTTCTGATTATTATATCCTAGTATCAGAGAAACATAAGTTTGTTAATACAATAGCGCACGAGGTATATCATGTTGTATACAGTATACTTAATGATAGGGATATTGATGACGAGGAGAATGGGGCTTGGCTGTGTGGTATGCTTATGGAGGAGGCTTTAAAATTTTATAAAAATGGCATTCATAGACCGGTACGTAAAGTTGAAGGTGATGCTGGAAGGGCCAGACAGGACGGCTCTGATCACGCACGTCTACATAAACCCAATGACAATTGACGCCTTCACTGAAGAGGTGGTTACTTATGATCTCGAATTTGAAAGCGAGGTAGAACAGAATGCTGTAAGGGTATGGACAAAGCACGACATTCATCTTGTACTGATGGGTATAGATGACTTTATGGATCTCCTTAATTCCAGATACTAATTTCACCCCTTGATTTTTAGCCTCTCTATTTTAGATAGATCTAGCTTTGCTGCGGCATGAAAGTATTGTCCTATGTAAAAGGTATGGACGGATGCTCCTACCACAGGATTTACCTGCCAAACCAGACATTTGAGAACCGCGTTGTTTCACAGCTTACAGATGAAGATCTGAAGTGGTGCGACATGCTCCACTACTCTAGGCACGTATTTGAGTCCCCTGAGTTTTTAAGACAGAAGGCGGATGAATTTGGGTTTAAAGTAGTAGTTGATACAGATGACTGGTGGGAGGTTGGTAAAGACCATCCGAAGTACCCAGTCTGGGTCCGGAGCAACATGGCTCTGCAGATCCGCCAGCATCTGATGTATGCGGATGCGGTCACTACAACCCATGAGCGGTTGGCGGAGATCGTACCCAACAAGAATGTATATGTACTACCCAACACTGTTCAGTATGGTGAAGGGCAGTTTAAGTATAGAGAACAACCAATCAGTGAGCGTGTAAGATTACTGTATGCAAGTACGGTCATGAATTATGCGAACACTCAGATTATAGCGGGCGCTATGAAAAAACTAGCCCACCTACCAATAGAGATTGTTTTGGTAGGCTACGACGAGAGGAACCCGCTCTTTGACATAGTGGTTAAAAATCTAACAGCTGGAGTCATCCCTTACAGGACGATAAACTGGACTGGTGCAGATTCTTACATGTTAAATTATGAGGGCGATATCGGAATTATCCCGAGTAAGCCCACTATGTTTAATAGTTTGAAGAGTAACCTAAAGGTTTTAGAATACGCTGCTCTCAAGCTTCCTGTTGTTGTATCCGCCAATCATCCCTATATGGGGTTACCGGTAGACTACTTCAAAGGTGAAAATGAGTTTGTGTTACAAGTAAACCGATTGGTATCAAACCCCGAGCTGCGCAAAAGACGTGGCGACGAGCTTCATGAGTTCTGCTTGGGAAGGTATGACATGAAGAAATGGTCTGATAAAAGAAAATCCGTATATGAAGAAATCATATAAACCTAAAGATTTACAATCTGATAGTGAATGTCAATCTATCACTTTACATAAAAAAGTTTGGTAATGATTGTAGAAAAAGAATATGCAAGAATGGAGTTTAATCCACTTGCAAAAAAGAGTTTGGTTTCCGCCTATCCTAAACTAAAGGGAATTGTAGGAGATGCAGACGATAAGATGATCAGGTATGTATTACTCATGTACGACATGAACAGCCCGCTGAGAGAATACTATCCAGAGCTGGATAAGAGAAAGCAGTTTGCTGCATCACTTGCAGGCTATGATCTAGACACTGAGGATGTAACTGGTTTATTTGACTTCAAGATAAAAGTAGAAGACGAGGAAGTGCCACACGAGGATTTGCTGAACCTCATCGTAAAATATTTAAAGTATCAGAACAACTACGTGTGGACTATGATCGTCGGAAACGAACAAGCTTTCTACGAGTTTAATAAACGAGTCATGATTCCTGTTGATGGTAACAGAGATAAGGATATCCTTCAGGCGGTTGATATCAAGAATAAACTGATGGATGCTCAGGATAATATCGTCCAGAGACTACAGAAGTATTTTAGAGAATTGACCGGAGAAGACGAACAACTAGAACAGGCTATCACTAAAAGAAAAAGACTGAGACCAGAAAATATCGATGTACGCGCCAATATCTAACGGAAGCCAAGAGGTTGTTCAAGGACTAACCTGCAATATTCCTCCCGTCGGTTTTGTTGTAAATGTACAGACCGGTGAGTTGGAAAATAGAGGCGTGTATTCAAGATCTCCTAAAAAGTCTGATCAGTGTTGGGAAGCAGTTAAACCTCCACCAGATTACCACAAACTACGAGAGAAAGAAATTCAGCGACAGCTGGAAGATAAAGAGTTCTTTGATCACAAGCTTGAAACATTCAGGCTACAGGAATGGGATCGCAGATTAAACGGATTCTGGTTTTATAATAATGGGGTACCCACTTATATAACCGGACTTCATTACTTCTATCTCAACTACTGGACGCTAGATACAGGACTACCTAAGTACCGAGATACAGATAGAAAGTATTTCTACTTCATGCAGTACTGTATAGAAGATCCGGAGTCTTTTGGAATGGTAGAGATTACGAAGCGTCGTCAGGGTAAGACTTTCCGTGGTGGTGTATTCTTATATGAGTACGTATCAAGGACAAGAAACACACGAGCTGGTATCCAATCCAAAACTGGATCGGACGCCAAAGAGGTGTTTAGAAAAGCGGTGGTGCAGCCATTCAAAAAGCTACCACACTTCTTTGTCCCAGTATACGATCAGAGTAAAGGTCTAACACCAACATCGGAGTTAAGGTTTTATAACACAGTGGTGAAGGGTAAGAAGGCTAGTCAAATATTAGATGAAGAAGAACTTGAAAGTATGATTGACTGGAAACCTTCTGAGGCTATTTCTTATGACGGTCAGAAGATACACAGGATGTTACATGATGAGGTGGGAAAGACAATGGAAGTAAATGTTTGGAACAGGTATCTAGTAACTAGATACTGTAACCTAGATGATGAGGGGAGAATTATTGGTAAGCACCTACTGACTACTACTGTAGAGGATATGGAGCAGGGTGGCGCAGAGTTTAAAATGATATGGTCAAGTTCAGATCAGGAGAATAAGAAAGGTAAAAGAACTGCTTCTGGATTGTACAGGTACTTCTGCCCTGCAGACGAAACAAGGTACTATGATCAATACGGATACGCAGATAAAGGAAAGGCATTAAAAGAGATCCTTGAAGAAAGGAGGTTGCTTGCAGATGATGCTCGTGCCTTGAGCTCGGTTATCCGCAAGGAACCACTTAGTTGGGAGGAGGCTTTTAGAATAGATGGAAGTAAGTGTTTGTATAACCCGGAGAAACTAAACGAAAGGTTAGATAGATTAAGCTGGAAAGAAAATGTGACCACTAGAGGAAATTTTGTGTGGGCTAATGGCGAGAGAGATACGAAGGTATTATTTGAGCCGGCAGCTAATGGAAGGTGGGAAGTAGTGAAGCTTTTTGATAAAGATGAGGATAGTAATAAGGTTGACAAAAAAGGAGATCTATTCTATCCTAACAACACTTTGCAGTTCGTGATGGGTGTCGACCCTGTGGACCATTCTGCTACAGAAGATGGCAGAAGGTCTAATGGTGCCGGCATAGTCCTGCAGAAGTTTAACGCGGCTCGGGGGGATGATATGTACAACTATGCTTTTGTAGCTAGGTACCTATACAGACCAGAGAGCGTTCAGACCTTCTACGAGGATATGATCAAGATGGCGGTGTATTATGGTTGCAGTGTACTGTTCGAGAACAATAAGATCGGGCTGATGCACTACTTCAATGATCGTAACTACGGTCAGTTCTTGATGTGGTTGCCGGAGAGAAATCAACCCGGGATCGCGGCAAGCCCTAAGACACACCAACAGATTGCAGAGTTAACAGAGGACTATATCAACAACAATATTGAAAGGGTATTCTTCAAAGATCTCGTTCAGGATTGGTTAGAGTTTGATATGTCCAAGACAACAAGATTTGACATAGCTATGGCGGCTGGTTATGCTTTGATAGCAGATCAAGCTAAAGTGCTAAAAAAAGATATTAGTCAGGTACGAGATGTATCTGATTACTTTAAAAAAAATAAAATATGGACAAACTGGACGCGGTAGACTTTCCAAGTCACCTCATCGATCCGAAGGAGAAGAACAGAGACTGGGTTCTCCAATTTTGTAAAGCTGCTTATTCTTCTTTTGAGAATGATAACCCGCGAGAAATTTTCTACCACGCAAGGTATCGCTACGAAGTAATTAAGTCGTATGCGATGGGCAACCAAAGTATCAACAAGTATAGACCGTTGATGCAGGTCGATGAAGCAAGTAATGAAGACTGGCTGAATATCGACTGGTCGGTTATTCCAATTGTTCCGAAGTTTAGACGTGTAGCACTTGGTAAGTTAAATAAGGTTGACTACAATATTGTAGCAACTCCAATTGATTCACTAGCTGCTGAAGAAACTACAGCCTACTTCGCTGATCTAAAGTCAAAGATCCTTCTGCGTGAAGCCGCAATGAAGGTTGATCCTTCTTTAATGGAGATGCCTGAGCTTCAAGTGCAGCCGGGTGAAGCTGCAGATATGGAGGAGCTGGAGATGCAGATGAATTACACATGGAAGCATCAGATGGCTATCGAAGCTGAGCAGGGGATTAAGCTAATCTTAGAGCAGAATAAGATCGAGCAAATGAGAGAAAAAATTAAGGAAGACTTATTTGATTACGGCGTTGCAGGATATAAAGAGTTTATTGATAGCAATGGCGCTGTTAAGGTTCGAGTTGTAAATCCAAGAAACATCCTTATTAATCATTGCAAGAAGAATGACTTTAGTGATGCTTCTTATGTTGGTGAGATTATTGAGATGACTATCTCTGATCTAAAGCAAGCTGCAGGTCATCAGTTTACAGAAGAGCAGTACGAGCAGATTGCTAAGCAGTATACAGGATTCTTAGGAAACCCTAAGGAGTGGCCTTCTTCATTATCTGTTTATAATAAAGGGTATGATAAGTTTAGAATCCGCTTATTGGATTTAGAATTTTTCTCTGTTAATGAAATGGTATACGAGCAGCGTATTGACAGACGAGGAAATAAGATATTTGCCCGCGCAAAATACGATGATAAGAACAAGAGAAAAGATAAGTTCGATCGTGTAGCATTCAAGGTTGTATATAAAGGAAAGTGGGTAATCGGAACTAACTACATATTCGATTATGGATTATGTACAGACATGAAACGTGCTCAGTCGAGCTTAATGGATACAGAACTAAGCTATCATTTAATGGCGCCTGAGTTCTATGACATGAAGGCTTATGGATTAATGGAGCAAGTGATCCCAATTGCTGACGCTATCCAAATAGCATGGTACCGTTTACAGAACGCGATAAACCAAGCCAAGCCTAAGGGTATTATGATTGAGATGGGAGCTCTTGAAGATATCCCACTTGGTAAAGGTGGAAAGTCTTTGACTCCACTAAAGGTTATTGACCTATTTAATAAGACCGGTACGTTAGTATATCGTAAGAGCGATCCTCAGGGCCGGATGACTAACTATAAGCCTATTGAGGAATTAGAGAACGGATTAGGTCGAGATGTAATGGCTTATTATCAGATGATACAGAATCATATTCAAATGATTCGTGATATTACTGGTATGAACGAGTTTACCGATGGTTCTACTCCAGATCCACGTGCGCTTACCACAGTTGCTAAGTTAGCTTATGAGGGTACTAATAATGCCCTTACACATATTGTTCACGGTGATAAGTTCTTACTTGAATCCCTTTCTAATGCTGTTATTCTGAGACTTCAGGACGTAGCTAAGTCTGGTTATGTTAAAGGGTACGTGAGAGCGCTTGGAACAAATACCATGAAGTTTATTCAGGTATCTCCGCATCTAGGGCTGTATGAATTTGGGATCTTTTTAGAAGATAGGCCAACAGATGAGCAGCGTGCTATGTTGATGCAACAGGTTCAGGCCGGACAAGTAAACGGATTACTCGATATCGAAGATGCTATTATTATTCAGAATACCGATAACCTAAAAGTATCTCAGCAATTACTTGCCTATAAAATTAAGAAGCGCCGTCAGCAGGAAGAAGAGAAAGCTATGCGTCAGCAGGAGATGAATGCACAGGTACAACAGCAGAGTGCTATTGTATCTGAACAGGCAAAGCAACAAACATTACAAGTTGAAGGACAGGTTAAAGGTCAGCTTATCCAAGTTGAGAAAGAATTTGATGCTAAGCTTCTTGAGATTAAGTACCAGTATGAATTACAACTAGAACAGTTACGTCAAGGCGGCAAGATTGAAACTAAGAAGGAAGAGAATAAGGGTAAGAAGAGCGTAACGAAGTTGAAGATGGGACAGCCTGATGATGAGGTAGAGGAGTTAGATATACAACAACAGTTTAATCCTTCTTTATTAGACAACGAATCAGGAGCTGTTTTAGAAGATCAAACAAAAGTTCAGAGTTTACCTGAGTAATTAAGTTAGGGCTAATAATATGGATTAATCTAAATAGATTAATAATCCAAAATTATCACCCCCTAAAATCCATTGCTATCTAATATAGATAGAAAACCTTTGCAAACCCAAATAATACAACATGGAGAATGAACTAGATTTTAGTAACATCTCATTAAACGATGTTAAAATTAGTGGCCAGTCAATAGCCGCTAATGAACCCGCAGTTGAACCTGCGGCTACAGATGCTGCCCCACCGGCATCTAATCCGGCACCAGATCCAGCTCCAACAGCTGAACCAGCGCCGGAACCGGAGCCAGCTCGTGCAAGTGAGCCAGCTCGGGAGTATCAGTGGAAAGATGACTTCATTAAAGGAGTCGTAGAGTTCTATGAAAAGACAGGTGATATCACACCATACCTGCAAGCAAAGCTTGTTGACTTTAACGGTATGAGCGATGAGGAGGTTATGAGACGTAATCTCCGAGAGCAATACCCGGATGTTTCTGAAAAGGCTTTTGAACGTCTTTATAAGCAACAGATTGTCGACAAGTTTAAGCTCGATAGTGAGGAGTGGGGCGAAGAAGATTCTGATCTTGGCAGAGAATTGCTCAAGGCAGAAGCTACCAAAGCGCGCCAGAAATACATCGAGTGGCAAAATGGCTTCATGGCTCCCGAACCGGTCGTGAGTGACGAAGCCAAACAGGAAGAAGCGCAACTAAAAGAAGCGTTTCAAAAGTTTGAGCAGGATGTTCGTACAAACAAGATGACTAGCCAACTACTTAATGACAAGAGAATTGCTATTAAGGTAGGCGATGCAGAGTTTAATTATGAGCTATCCAATCCAAACGAAATGGTGGATCTGACCCTAGACAATAACAAGTTCTTCTCACAATTCGCGGCCGGCGATGGTCAGTTGGACTATAGTAAGTGGTATAAGACCGTTGCATATAGTCAAAATCCGGAGCTTTTTGAAAAAGCTCTGATTAACTACGGCAAGACGCTAGGGCGTGAAGAAGTGACGAAGGAAATAAAAAACCCCTCAAGTAATGCAGTTGGAGATGTTCCGACGGAAGATACAGGTGATTTTACCACAGGACTTCTAAATGCATTTCTGAATCGAGGGATAAGTAAATAATTTATTAACCCAATTTAATCTACCATTATGGCAGGTACACTCGGAAACATTACTAAGAGTTATGTTTCCTCAACTACTTTTCTTGATCAGCGTGAAATCCTGAACAAGATTCTCGACATCACAAACGAAGAAGCTTCGTTTTTGGACATTATGGAATTGACTGGTCGTTCTAATCCTACCAGCGTTCCTCAGTATCATCACTTTGTAAACGAAGAACTGTATGTTCTAGCTACTGTTTCTGCAGTAACTGGTTCTGGTGTTAGTGCTGCAACAGGTTCAACCCTTACTGCAACTATCGACGCTGCTGCGGCTGCTTACGTTAACACAGGTGAATTAGTAATGTTCCCCAACGCTAAAGTTGGTTATGTAGCTTCTAAGCCTTCAACTTCTAATATCATTATTAAGAGTGTTGATGCGAGCACATTGACTTTGGCTGCAAATGATAAAATCTCTTTCTTCTCTAATGCTGCTGGTGAAGGGTCACTTTCTCCTGAAGCTAAGCGTTGGGGTGCTGAAAAGCACTATAACCAAGTGCAGATCTTCAAGGGTAAGTTCTCTATCACTGACATCCAGAAGGCTTCTAAAGTAGAAGTAGAGTTTCAGGGTAAGCCTTTCTACATGTACAAAGGTCAGCACGAGAGCTTGATGAAGTTCCGTGGTGATATCAGTGCTTCTTTAATGTTCGGTCGCATGAGTGACACTCAGTTCTCTGATGCTTCACCTGTATTGACTGACGCTGAAGGTAAGCCTGTACAAACTACAGCTGGTCTTGATCAGTATGTAACAAGTAAAGGTATCGATCAGTCTTTATTGACTAGCGGTACTGTAACACTTGCTGACATTCAAACTCTGACTCAGACTTTGAATAAAGCTCGTGCAGCTTCTGAGTATTTCTTGTTTGTAGGTACTACTATGAACATCGCCTTCGATAACCTGTTCAACAACTTGGGCAACAGTGCACTTCTTTCTCAGGGTGCTCGTTTCCAAATCTCAAGTAAGTTGGATCTTGGAATCGACAGTGTGAAGATCTACGGTCGTACTTTCCACAAGAAGTATTTACCAATCTTAGATCACAAGAACATTGTGAACTTCACTGGTGGTCCTAACTTCAAGGATAGCGCTTACGGTGCTCCTGCTACGAAGATCAAGACTAACGACGGTCAAATGCTTGATCGTATCGGAGTTCGCTACATGAACGGTGATGGAACTGACCTGAAGTATCGTGAGATCCTTCTTGGTGGTTTAGCTCCAGTACCAACTAATGAGCGTTCTGTGCTCGAAGTACACTACGAGTCCGTACAAGGTCTCGAAGTTCTCGGAGCAAATACTTTCTTCAAGTTGAAGTAAGTCATATAGGTAGGGGTGTAAAAGCCCCTACCTTATATTTTTAACCAAATACAAACCAAATGCGTAAGACGAACTTGTACAACAAGCTTTCAGAAAAGCTTGTCAAATCAACAATGTTAAAGCCGGGAGAAACAGTTACCTATAGGCTTTACGACATGCAGCCCAGCCCAATAGATCCTACAAAGTTGGCTATCCCTGCTGCAAAAAATGTTCCCCCAATTGACACAATATGGGATGATGAAAAGCAGGAATATGTAGACATCGCTTGTATTAAATCAGTAGATGCTCAAGGCAACCATGTATTCCAAGAGATCTTCTTTTACAAGAATATGGCTGGCCATTTAATTTTACAAGGCGGTCGTGCCCTAGACCAAGAGATACATACTTACCTATGTCTTTGCGATTACAATGCATCTAAGCCAAACAGAGACACGAATAAAGAAATTATTTTCGAGCGTGTAGACGAAGAGGCAAAGGCGGAAAAGCAAAGTCGTACCCGCAATATTCGTCGTGAGGCGCTTAATGCTGCTGCTGATCTTAGCCCTGAACAGGTGAAGGATTTCGCTGCTGCACTAGGTAAAGACGATACTAAGCCTGTAAAGGTTTTACGTAATGAGCTTGAAGAACTTGCAGACAATGATCCGCAAACATTTATGGATCTTATCAACAATAAACAGGCGGTAATGAAGGCTACAATTAATCGTGCAATTAATAAAGGTGTAATCATTTACGATCAGGAGCAATCAAGATTCGAGTGGCCAAACAAAGAGGCTATTCTTACTGTAGCTAGATCTACGGGGTCAGATGCAGTAGATGAGTTGGTTAGTTTCTGCGTCAGCTCCGCCAAAGGCGACAAGGTCTTTCAGACCATTTCAAGTAAGGCCAAAAAGTGATGGTCTTAGTTCACAACTGAACTGAGGTTCATCTCGTGTTTGGTTGTTTGGTAATCCCGGGGGTTTCTACCTTCGGGATTTTTCATAGGGTATTTTTCGAAGTATTAACCGTAAGCTGTATGAGATTTGCAGCCAAATGCCCACAATCTCAAATACTTCGTTCAATGTCAAGTTTGATCTTGACGGAACCCCAACGCTGGTCTTAACCGACACCACTACAGCTCCGCCTGCCGGTCTCGTGGGTATCTTCGAGATCATCCAGCCTGATGGCTATGTGAGGACTGGAAACATTTCTTCTCCAGACATTCCGTCTGCAGGGTCTAGCTTTTCGTTCATCTTGACTCTAGACTCTTCCGGGCAGGTGCAGAGGGGTTCTTATACTATTAAGTATACTGCGGCGGCTCCGGGGTACATATCTACAGATTTTACTAGGACGTTCCAATTTCAGTATGCGCCAGTAGTGCTAAACTTAATAGAAGAATTTGATGTATTCACTCCAAAACTTGAATACATAGACTCAACAGTATATCAGGTTTCTAATTATAATAATACTAACGTAGTAAGAATCTGGACTGCAGTATCTATTCCTACCGGAATCATTACTTCTACAGCTGCAACTTTTGATATTAAGTATAATAATAAGTATTGGGATGCCTACTATACTATTACATTAAGCGCTCAAACCTTATATACACATCAGGTTTATCCTTGGCTGACAGTAGAAGAGACTATCACTAAAACTATTAACACTTATGCAGAAACGCCTAAGACGCTGCTACAAATAGTTGTATTAATAAGTTCATTAAAAACAAAGATCGATCAGGCGGTTGATACTGTTTCTGATCTTGAACAAGTTATTGCAGACTTTGATTATGCTCAGAGTTTATTTGTACACATTATTGATAAGTTAAAGGTTAGCAATCTAGCAAATATCGATAGAGACCTTAAAGATCTATTAGCTGTTTTACATAACTATCAAATTCCTGCATATGTTCCAACAAACCTAGAAATCCCTCCATACAACTGGAGTGCTTATAATACGGTTTCTTGGGGCAATATCACAGGAAGTATACAAAACCAGACAGACCTCTGGAATATCCTACAATCTCTTACTATACAGAACAACTATGTGCACGATCAGCAGGTAGCTAGTGCTACTTGGGTCATTACACATAACATGGGTAAAAAACCTAGTGTAAGTATAGTTGATACTGCCGATGATGAAATAATCGCTGAAGTTAAATACAACTCCAATAATCAATTAACCCTGTCTTTCTCTGCTCCTGTGAGCGGGAAGGCGTACTTAAATTAGTTTTATGTCAAAGAAAATGTTGGTCAATTTAGACCTAACGAAAAATCAGATCCTCAACGTAGCGTTGCAGAACCTGTCTTCCGCTCCCAGCTCCCCAGTTGCTGGTCAGGTGTATTATAACACCTCGGATGGAAATGTTTATTACTGGGATGGTTCGACTTGGAGAAGTGTATCCGGTGATATTACCGAGGTAATTGCTGGTTCAGGTTTGACCGGTGGTGGAACCAGTGGTGCTGTTACCTTAGATCTTAATCCAGATAATACTACTATCGAGGTTAGCTCTGATATCGTAAGGATTAAAGATTTAGGAGTAAGTACAGGTAAGATTGCTGATAGTGCTGTTACAACTATTAAGGTAGCTGACAGTAATATCACATTTGCTAAGATCCAGAACGTAGCAACCATGACTGTGATTGGTCGTGTGGCTTCCGGTTCGGGAGTAGCTAGTGAGATTTCTATCATCGATAGTAATACAATGACTGGTGCGTCATCTTCTAACCTTGCAACTGCTGGCTCGATCAAGTCGTATATCGACAATACAATTGCTGGTTTAGGAAACCTAGAGGGTGGATTTGCTGCAGGTTCTTCTGTAAACTTCCCTACTGCTTCTGGCGGTACAAAGAAGGGTGATTACTGGTATGTTACAAGCGCAGGTACAGTGCAAGGAGTTGTATTAAATATTGGTGATGTATTAATTGCTAATATCGATAACGCTTCTCCTACTTCATCTTCTGACTGGACATTCCTTGAGTCTAATCGTGATCAAGCTACTGAAACAGTTCTCGGCGTTGTAAGACTTGCCACTCAAGCAGAAGCTAACGCAGGCACAAACGATACTGCAGTTATCACCCCATTAAAATTAAAAACAGTTCTTGATAACCGTATTGGTGGTTATGCAGCTAACATTGGAAACGGATCTGCTACATCTTACGCTGTTACTCACTCACTGAATACAATTGATGTAATTGTGATGATTAAAGACAACTCAACTCTTGAAGAAGTTTTCGCTGATGTTGTTATCACAGATGCAAATACTGTAACAGTAAGTTTTGCTATTGCTCCCACGAGTAATGCATATAGAGTAATAATTAAGAAGTAATGAGATTTCTTACAAACATATTAGCAAAAGCTGGTCTGATAGTAGATGGTACTACGCAATTAAATACAATTGCTAACGCTACTGTTGATACAGATAAGTTTCTTGTAAGTGATAATGGGGTGGTAAAGTATAGGACCGGCGTGCAAATAATATCTGATATCGGCGCACTTTCATCTTCAGCTGTGTCAGGTACGACAAACTATATTCCTAAGTTCACAAGTTCAAATACTTTAGGCAATAGTGTTATTCAAGAATCAAGTAATAATATTGGGATTGGCATCAGTAGTAGTGGTGGTAAATTAGAAGTAAATGGAGTAGTAAGAATTTACGATAATCTCTATTTAACAAAAAGCACCTCCTACATCTATGGTGGCGATCAATCTGGAAGATTGGTTTTAGCAAATAACACCACTAATGCTAATATAACAATATTTGGAATTAATAACGGGAATAACATTAGTCTTACCACCAATGCAAGTATTACTTTCTCTGCTGGTACAGGTTCTGCTGAGCGGATGCGTGTAGACTCTTCTGGAAACTTGGGCTTAGGTACCTTTGGGCCTTCTTATAGGGTAGACGTGGTAAGAACTGGTTCTGGTATACAAGACGTTTTATCACTTGACAACTATTTTCAAAATACTGGCGTTGTTGATGGTGTTAGAGTAAATATAAGAGGTTTTAGAATTGAGGCTTCATCTACATACGGTAGTGCGGATAATAAATTGACGTTTGGTTTTGGTGTAAATAAAGATTTCACTTTAACACAATCTGGCAATTGCGGGCTTGGAGTAACCCCTTCTGCGTGGTGGACAAGTGGGAAAGCAATACAGGTTGGTACAAATTCAAGCTTCTCAGATTTAAATGGAGATTTGCACGTTACAGATAATGCTTTTTATAATGGCACTAACTGGATTGCTATTACAACAAACATAGCAAGTAATTACTATCAATCAGCTGGCGCACATGTTTGGAGAACGGCTTCATCAACAACCGCTGGTAATACTATTTCTTGGACGCAAGTTATGAACTTGACTACTGGGGGTAATCTTACAATTACAGGAACACTTACGGAACAGTCAGCCATTAAGTATAAAGAGAACATAGTACCAATTCAAGATGCATTAGGTAAAGTTGAACAGCTTAAGCCAGTATCATATAATAAGAAAGGATCTGAAACGAAAGAGATAGGTCTGATAGCCGAGGATGTATTTGATGTATATCCAGAATTTGTTTTATGCGATGACGATGGACAGCCTCTGGGAGTACACTACTCTCGTCTTACGGCAGTGCTTATTGAATCGGTAAAGGAATTAAAAAAAGAAATCAATCAACTAAAGTCAAAGAGCTAATATATGGCTTCATTACAGAGTACGTCGGTAACCGGTAATCTAGTATCAACAGGGATATTAGAAGGTGCAACGCTTAAAAGAACAGGCGGGACAGGATCTCAATTCCTTAAGGCGGATGGTACTGTAGATAGCAGTGCATATATTACTGGTATTACATCTGGCATGATCACCACTGCTCTTGGCTATACACCAGTTCAGCCAAACGGTACTGGTGCTTCTGGCACATGGAGCATCAGTGTTAATGGTACAGCAGCAGGAGAAACTCTAGCTACAGTGACAGGAAGAGGTGCAAGCACGTCCTCCGCTTTAACATTAAATGGAAGTGTTACACTTACATCTGCTTATACAGGTGGTAGTGGAGACTGGACGGGTGTAAGTACTCCAATATTAAAGATTGCTCCTATTTCAGGCTATTGGAGAATACCTCACCTATCAAATAATGCAACTGTTTCAGGAGTTTATAATTATGAAACAGGTAAGGATGTGTATTGGGGTGAACCTACTGATAGTGGTAACTATTATTTCAGAGGAAGGGTATTAAAGCATGAGAACTCGTTAGGTCAAATTTCAACATATTTACATTCTAATAACTACAATTCATACACTCCGACTCTAACAGGTACTGGAGCAAGCGGTACTTGGGGTATTAATATTACAGGTAATTCTGCTACTACATCTCAGACTAACTTTA